CAGACTTGGCGGCATTTGATCCCCGCGCGGCATGGAGTATATCCTTTCTTACAAATTGACAAATGGCATAGCCATCAGCGAATCGACAATGGGCGAACTCGTAAAGACTCGGGCCGTGGATAACCTCTGACGGAATTATCTCGGTCGGCCTGAACCTTAACTCAATGCACCCGCCGGGAACCCGGACGGACGTTGTAGATTTCTTCGTTGACGGGGAGTCCGAGGAACACCGTTGCCTGCGTCCACGCCTCCTTCTTGAATTTGAGGAACTCATCGGGACTCTCCAGTTGATACATAATCGCAACGCCGCGGGCGATTTCTTCGTCACGTGACTCCATCCAATCAGGCGGTGTCTCGCCGACTTTGTACTGGATGATCTGTGACTCAGGCCCGCTGCCTGCTAGATACCTCGCGCGCATCGCCAACTTCGTATAATGAAAACAGGCGTGGCACTCACGGTCGAGAGTCAACGCACCTTTCGGCTGCACGAATTCATAATACATCGGGTAGTTGTAATGGAGATTGACTCCCAGCTTAGGATCCTTCATTCGATTACTCCCGCGAAGATCGCCCCGATATACATGATCGCCAGCCAAACTCCGCCGCAAACGAGTCCGATGATGGCGAACCCAAAAAGAGTCGGGAGGCAACCCAACGGCTGCGGGCGAGGCGTGCCTTCGTATGGTTGATAGCTCACGAGTCAGCGTCCTTTCTCAATCTCGAATGCGATCTGACGGATATAATTGAATTGCTTCACCGTCGGACGCATCTTCTCGCCAAACATGCACCACGCGTCATCCAAGTCGCGGAATACCCGTGACTCATAATCGCTAAGCAAATTTTGGTTCGCGCGAAGAATGTCCATCGCCTCAAGAAATCCCTTGCGGTTAAGCCTAGACTCAAGGTCGATCCTACGAACATTGTCCCGAGTCATACTTAGTTACTCCCACCAAAGACATCAATCTCTGCCACGATCCAAGGCTCGTCATCGACTCGTTGGGCTTTCTCGTCGCCCATGAGCAGCCACTCCTCGATGGCCTCGCGATCACGACTCTGACAGATCTCTAGAAAATAGCAAGGGCGATTCCAGCTAAGGCAGCCGCCATCCGTGCGCGGAAAGTAATCCATTTCCAACGCACGTTGAATCGTTTGGACTCGCAACACCGTATTGATCAGCCACTCTTGCAAGTCCGTCGAGTCTTTCTTGAACGCATACTCGTGGACTCGGGGTGCGACCAGATCGACATAGCAATCTAAATACAACACTTCGAATTCCTCGACGGCGTTGCCTTGGATATGCTCAAGACAGATACCATACGGGACTTGTTGCGTGTCGTATTTATAAACCGGAGTCGCGTCCTCACGCTGGCGTCGGTGAGTCTTGATATCAAGAGTCCTCACCAGTCCGTGCCCGCGATGGCGCATCGCCGCGTCCATGAATCCAGTAAAAGCCACGCCGCGTCCGTCGGGAAGGTCGATCCCTTTGAGTCGTATCTCGAACGGAACCTCAACCGCCGGGACTTCTTCGCCATTCGGTTTCTTGATATTCACAAGCTCCCACTCGCTCATATCCATCTTGTACATCATTTCGTCGAGAGTCGAAAGCGCTGCTTCCAGACTGCGATCGTCACGAATCTGATTGAACTCCCAAACATACGGGTAGGCTTTCATAACTTCCCAATATGCGGAGTCCTCGTTGCCATGCACAAGATAATCCTGCAAGCCACGATGGAGACTCGTGCCTACGTCAGCCGCGAATTGATCGCCGTCTCTGACTCGCCGCGGATAGAGCTTATTAAACTCAAACTTCCGCAGGCAATTCGCAGCCAAGTTGAGACTCGAATAGCTGACCTTTAGGTATTCTTTCTTGTCAGTCATCGTCGCCACCTAGTGAGTCAAGTAGTCTCATCATATCATCGCTAACCGCGCCCTTCTTCTTTGCAGTCGAAGTGTTCTTGGCAGTCCGCGACTTAGATTGCTTCTTGATCCTTGCGAGTCCCATCGTGTTCCGCATCGCGGCGATCATGGTATGCACGTCCTGATCGCTGATGAGTTTGATATACTCAGGATTCTCCTGTAGCTCCGTCATAATGACTCGGACGGCCTGACCGAATAGCTCGGGGTCGTTCAAGACCTGATAGATATTGTCCAGCGATTCGACAAAGATCAGTTGATTCGACTCAAGATCGGCCGGCAAGTCCCGGTCGGGCGCCGTGGCTTCGATCTCGTCCATGAATCCCGACGCAGTTTCCCGCTCGCCATGGGCTATTGCAGGTGTGCTTGACTCGTCGAGGCCCGCAATATCATCCAAGCTGAACTCAGCTGGTCCAGCTGCTCCGCTGTCAACATCATCGGTCCCACTTGGCCGACTCCGTGGAGCGTCATCGACTCGTGAGTCTTTCGTGCCCAGTGATCCGCTTGGGCGGCCAGCTGCTCGGGACTTATTGATGAGGTTGAGTCGACCAAGTCCCGAGCCTGCTCGCGAAGAAGCTTGCTCATTGCCTTGCGATTCAGCCGGAGTTGCTTGCTTTGAGTCAGGGCTTGGCTCGTCAGCAGTACGGTCAGGTGATAGCCCTTCGGCAGAATCGTTCCCTTGATCGCGTCCAACTTGGGCTGATTCATCTGTCTTGCTCCGTTGCTTGGCCAGCAGTGCCTTGAGTGTGCTCATTGACTCATCTTTCCGTAATGTCATCGAGTAGTTCGCGCGTGCGATGGTGAAAATTCTTCTCGGTCCAAATCACCACGCAGTCATGCCGCTTGCCGTCCCGAGTCGTATAAGGATATACGATATGATGCAGCGTGAATTCCTGAACCTTGCGGCCCATCTTCAAGTTACGCTTACGGCTACGCGATAGCGCGACTCGCATACGCTGAACCACAACCGGGCCGAGCGAAGGTTCGACCAGAAACTGTACGCGTGAATCGTCAAGCGCTGCGTGCAAGACTTGGGCGAGCAAATCCTGAGTCCGCTTGACTTGGCTGGCGTCAATCCATTTAGCCATGAGGAAATCTCGATTCGTTAAACGTGTAATTAACCACAAATTTCATAATTACTCTCTCATAAACCATCGAGAATGTCAAGCGAATTGTCCACAGGAATTTCTGACTCAGGCGATACCCGTCTGACAAAGAATTCGTAGAAGGTACTTGTTTGATTCGCTCGTCGACGCCAGACTCGAATCGCGTCAGACCTATTCCCATTATCGCCGGTGTCGGCCAGTTCAATAAGAATAGGATTGCCGTGAATGATCCCTGAGTCAAAGATATAATCAACAACTTCGGCGCGGCAACTCATACATAGCCGCAGGCTAGGCCATACGTCGGACTCAAACACCGCAGGTGCTACCTTGCAGGCGGTACATTTTGGTGGCTGAATCCGACGCATGATTAATTAAAATCCCAATTCGGCTAGTGGAATGGCGTGTTTATTTGCGACTCGTTCAATCTCAATTCGATGTTGGCGCTGAACATCAGCCGATCGTTGAATCGCAGCTATGACTAGCTCCCCTCCCTCCCGATCAATCCTGTAGATCATCTCCATTGTGAGTTCCATCTTTTCGCGGGACGCATAAAACAACATGTCCTCGGCCTTGCGATGAATCGATTTCTTCGGACCGTCATCGAGTGTATGTCCATGGGCCATCTTCGTCCCGGCGTGATTGACGCTAAAACTTGTCACGCCCATGGGTTCAAGATAGCGAGTCGAGATAATGCCATGCATATCAACCGGCGAATAGGGGCTAACAAAGAGTCCCCAATAGATGACTGGCTTAGTCGGATTGGTACTCATTGCCTTGGCCCCTCTATCTCAAAATGCGGACCGTCCAAGAATGTCTTCCCTGTACGACTCACATACTTCTCCGTTTCGGACTTGTAAGCGTCCCACCCATCGCTACCGAAATCGGACAGCTTCCGATCCCACGCGCCGCCCCAAGTGATCAGGTGTGCGAGTCCCAATTCAGTCGCGGCTTGATCCATTGCGAGTGCAATCTTGTAACACCCCGTCCAGTCCCAAGTTGGCTTACCGTTGATATACGGGACAAGATCAACTGCGAGTCCATCAAGATGCTTACTCTGCATTGTCTTGCTGGTGCCGTTAGCGACGTGTTGCTGTTGTTCTTTGAGAGTCCGGAGTCCATCGAAGACGGTGAAATCCTGAGTCGAAAGTTCCAATGCCCGTCGCGCGCAGGCGACCAGCCTTTTATCGACTCCCTGAAGTTCCTTCTCGCTGGCGGCGCTGAATTTGAAGCCGGACTTGGGAGTCGGTGTAACCTGTTCCTCTCCGCCGACCGCGATCAAATGTGGTTTGACTCCGACAGAACAGAACCCGATGATTTGGCTGCTCAATGGCGATACGATTCCGAGCGTCGCCAAGTAATCGTTCAGTTCAGATAGTTCATGCATGATTCGTACTCCTTAGGTGCGGATGAAAAGTTTGCCGGTGTAGCGATGGAACAACTCAGCAATGTTGGCCGGGACATATGAGTCAGGCTTAAGCAGCTTGCCGACTGGCTTGGTGGGGTCGATCAGGTGTTCAGGAATCTCACACCAATCTTCACAGTCTCGCTGACATTGATTCACGATTGGCTCACCGTTCTCGTCCAGCTTAGACATATTACTCGCCCAGACTTCGAAGTCCACCGAGTCTTGGGGAATCCCAAATGCTACAGCCGTGCCGTTGGCGATGACTTTAACGTCCGCGAGTCCATCGGCAGTCTCGATCGGATCATAGCGGGAACCTTCGACATGAACGACTCCAATGTTCTCGAAACCCTGCCCAAATGGAACCCCGTCAATCAACAGATCGAGTCCCATCGCCTTGAGCGTCTCAAAGACTTCCTCCATCAGCAACTTCCCTCGAAGGATTCGCTCGCTCACACTTGGAATCTCCGACCAGTCATCGCCGACCGTGAGTCCCATACGCTTATGGAAAATATCGACGCGATTAAAACCGCTGGTCTGACGCCCCAACATATAATCGTCATTCGACAACGACTCAGATGCCATCTTACCTTCCGCCATAAATAAACTCCACTTCAGTTTGTGAGTCTTGTCTATCCATCCAACCTGCGAGTGCCGACAAGAAAAAGACAATCGCAAAACAAGTTACCACTCGCCTCATTTGATTCGCCAGACGACAATATAATCTCCGTCGCGCATGGTACGATACCTGCGAATCCCGTCCTTATTGATCGAGTAAATCCGACTTCGCAAGGTCCGTGCTTCGCGATCACTCAATTCAAACTCCCCAGCACGAGCCAAGGGAATTGATTCAATCTGTGCAATACTCGGTACCATGTTTGATCCTCCGTTGATTTACTTGCTTCCGCGAATCGCCTGTTTTGCGAGCAGTGCCCCGAGTCGATTCTTGGGCGCCGCAGGCTTGGCGGGCGAGTAGCTTAGCAGTCTCTGTCCGATTACTTGGGCTTTCGCCAATTCAACCGCCGTGATGGCTGCGCCGTATTGACTCACAAGTTTCGCCTGCGGCTTAGGAAGGGCTGGTGCTGTCGCACTTTGTGATTGCTTTTTGCCTTGTGCAAACAGACTCGCAACCGGCCCTGCCTTACGAACGAAATTTAACTCCGGCCGCCGCGGGCTAGGTTGAGTCCGAGACGCTTCGTCTGGCTTTTGGGCGCGAAGCTCTCCGCCATCGACGGTCCTGCTGGACTCGGCAGCCTTTTCGACAATGATGACTCGGTCCCTAAAGACAACCTTCTCGCGCGGCGAAGGCGAAGCCTCTTCTTGTGAGTCATTCGCTGTTGCCTCGATTTCTGGCGCGGGCTGGTTTGGTTCTTCTTCATATTCGACGATTCCTTTCTCTTCGGTTGATAATGTCGGGAGATTCACTGTTTCAACCAAGCTGCGCGGAGCCGGCAGCTTCACCCTTAGCGCAGGCCCGACGAGTCCATCCTCGGTGAGCTTGGCGAAACTCGCGATCTTGGCCTTGAGCGTCGAACCCTTGATTGACTGTTTGCCGATCGCGAAGCCGACTCCTTGGCGGGTGTACAAAAGTACGACGCGATGCGAACCACGGGTAATCGCAGTATAGAGCCACTCGCGATTCAAAGGCCGCTTGTTCTGCGCGTGACAGATGACAAACACAAGTGGGCACTCACCGCCTTGCATCTTGTGGCACGTCGCGACATACGCGAGCATCAGTGAGGCGACTTGTGATTGAGTCGAGAATGCTACTTCAAAGCTGGCGTCGCCCTCGCCAAAGATGACGGTTACAACATGACTCGCAGGTCCCTTAGCGCCCTTCTCTTTCTTGCGGAGTTCATCCATGCCTGCTTGTGAGTCACTGACCATTTCGTCGAGCGAGAAATCTACGTCGTCATCTTCTTCATCTACGAGTCCTGCGAAGTAATCATTGACATCACTGATGAGTCCGAATCTTCTCGTATCCCATATATAGGCGCCATTTTCCTCAATCGACTTGATGATACCGGTCATGCCATTGGTGATTCCTGCCTCGTAATCATTCACCGTAGCCATGACTTTATCGCCGACCGCGAAGTTTTGCTTCTCTCGTCCAGCGTCGATTATGTAGCGTGGCGAGTCCTGATTCAAGAGCGTAACCAGTTCCTGATTCATTGGGGATTGCCCAAGGGAATAGCCCGGAGCAGTTTGCTCAAACCCATTTATGGGGGTGATCACCACATCGCGATTCGGCTCGTAGATTTTCCCATGTAATAGCTTGAGCATCTGGCGGATACGAATCGCGGCAACCTTATGCTCATCCTCGACTTCGATCGTGACAAATCGCCAGTCGGAGTTCTGAGTCATAAACGACAGCGCATCAAGCATGGGCCGCATCTTTTCCTTGCCCGATGCAGACGAGTCAGGTTTTAAAGACAGCGGCTTGGGCGAGTCAGAGATTGGCCGCAATCCCTTAAGGACTCGGTGGGCGTTATCCACGATCGAGTTATTCGCGCCTTGCTGGCGATGGACGTGAGTCAGTTCCCAAGTCGGCCACTTGCTGAGCGCGAAGCCCAAGATGCTCTTGCCGTGAGTCGGTGGCAGCTGATTTATATCGCCGATCATATAGATGCGGCAGCCGGGTTTTGTCGCCGCCCAAAGTTGGTGCCAAAGATCGAGTCCTAGCATACCGGCTTCGTCGATGAGTATAATGTCCCACGGCATCAAGTTGTCAGCGGTATAAGCCGGAACGAATCGCCGCTTGTTGACAAGCTCGCCAGTTTCTTCGTCAACGTCAGGATAGAACTCAGGGTAAAATCCCAATGCCCGATGAATCGTCATTATGTTCGGATGCCAACTCGTCGGGAAGTTCTTCTTCGTCATCTGAGTCGAGCGGCCAGTAAAGCTGCACATCAAAATTGACGGGATCGGCTTTCTGGGAGTCTCATAATCATCGTGCTCGTTAGTCGTACCGCGCTTCCAGTACTGACTCACGTCGATTTCGTCCAGCCCATCTTGCAATAGGTCGACGAGCTTCTTCTCAAGAGTCGTTTTACCCGTACCGGCCGCGCCAATCATGCAGGCGTATTGTTGCTGGACCATTCCGGTGACGGCCGCAAGCTGCGAGTCATCAAATGGAAAATCATCAGCGACGAGGCGGGCGAGCTTTTCCGACTCGCTGTCGATGTTCTGCTCATCTGGCGCGCCGGGCAAGCCGGGCAAGACTGGTTTGGTTTTGGCTTCGCCCCTCGGCGATGAGTCAATGATTGCATCGGTAATCGCGATTTCAGCGTCAGTCAGACGAGTCTCATTCGCGACTATCTTCTCGAATTCAGCCGTGCCATTCGGAACGATTCGCGGGGCAGGCAACTTGGGTCGAGACGAGAAGGCTTTGAGATTGAGTCCTTTGAGGCTAGTCATTGCAAGTGTCCTGAATTAGAGGGACGATTATATCGTCAGAAGTGAGATAAGCGTTTCGAGCACGAATCGAAGCAGCTAGCTGATTGGCTTTCGCGGGAGTAAAGTTGCAAGCATTGAGTCGTTCACCCCAATACCCATTTTCGGCGAGCCAATGGGTTTTGCCCTGATCGTCGATTCCTTTGATGAAAGGCATCAGACTGACTCCCCGAAAGGATTGGGGAATTCAACTCGCCAGCCAGCAAACTCGCATTGCGCGATAAAGGCTTCACGAGCACGATTCGCGGCAGGCATATCAAAGTCTCGAACGCGGAATGGTGCCCGCCAAATCTGGCCGAGCTGGGTCAGCTGTGAGTCATAATAGCAGTAAAAATCTGCGCCGTCTTGCTCCACATAAAGAACTGGCCGCTCCGATTTACGATTACGCATGGTTCGACTCCTTCTTGGCAAAGAGCATATTCCCGCGAAGGACAGGCATACGCTTATGAGTCACAGCAGGTTCTGCATCGGCTTGGCTGCCAGCAAGAACTCCTTCGAGCAAATCGAGGAATTGATTCGTGGTTTCTTCCAGCTTGCTGACTCGCGACTTGCGCGGCGTGGCAGATTTAGCTTTCTGTTTTTTGTTATAAATCGCCTCGGCTTTGCGCGTCGCAAACTCGGGATTCTTAAGCCAAGAGTCCACGAACGCCGGACCGGTCATGCGATTTCCACGACTCCAAGCCTGTTGCATTGCGAAGGACTTTTCAGCCTTTTCATGCTCGGCGAGTTTGGAGAAAACCCAAGACTCAAAAGCGGCGAGACCGTCAGGGAGTCCAAGCAAGTCGGCCAAAGTTAAATCGCCAGCAATCGGGGCAAATTCGAGTTTGCCGGATTTATCGCGGCGGAACTTCGGCGGAACTAGGTCGTGGAGATTAAACTTCGAGTCAAGCTCAAGAAGCCAATGCGTCCACGGGGCGAGGTCGATCGACAACGAATCAATGAGTTGAAAAGTCTGCACGCGGCGCAAGAGATAGGAATAGCTTGAGTCATCGCGCTTTGTGAGTAGGTGACGTGTGCCATCGAGGCGATTCACAAGGTACGCCAGCGCCACTTTCGGGCGGCGAGAAACCATTTCGCGAATCGTTCCTAGGTCTGGTCGATTTAGGGCAGGCGAAGGCCGCATACTTGCGACGGTACGAATTACGAGAGCGTCAGCTAGTGACTCATCATCGCTATCGCCTTCCTCATAAACGGCTTCTGCCAATTCGTCGGGATCGAGAGTCCCAATCGGCTTGCCAGTATGGAGGCAATAAATGATACGCGGATCGACTTTATGAGTCGAAATGCATAGGTCGATGATTTGGCCGAGCGAGTCAGCTTCGCTGTCGAAAGTTGCGAGAAAAGTCGAGGTATTGGACATTATGAATCTCCCTACAAATGGGTTCAAAGTGACTCGGAAACGGGAAGTAGCTCGATCGCGCGATTGTTGTGCATGGCCCAATGGAGGTGATTCATCAACCATTTACGGTCGGATGAATTGCGCCAGTTTATCTCTTTCGATTGCTCCGGCGCTAAGGGGAGAGGATTGAGATTGAGTCGAGTTTCAACCATTACTTGCATGAGTAAATCCCTTCAATTGGGGTTCAAGGTATTGAGTCGAAGTGCCAAAAAACTGGGGCTAGGTGATTGAGTCTTTTCTTTCCATCATAGCATACGCGAGTCGAAATGTCAAGCAAAATTTTGAATCGACGATTGGGAGTCGTAGGAGATTTGGTTATTTGAGTGTAAATAAGATATGATTACGAGTCAGTAATGTGGGCGGAGGGCGAACCGGAATGTGCTGGCTCCGCTCCACGCGGATCTAAGAGTCGAATTAGGTTCTCCATTTAGAGATTAAATCGAGGTGAGGATCGAATTTTTCGTGCGCGCGAAGTTTTATGTCTTGGATGAATGACTCATCAACACCGATACGTTTCTCTGGTTCGCATAAAGTTTGATAAGTTTGGAATAGTTCATCGTTCCAGATTTCACCAAGTTGTCGATTTGTGAGTCCTGTTTCTTCGAAGATGATATTATCGGGGTCTTTGTTGATCATTGAGTCGAACTCGGCTTCGAGTTGTTGTTCGCGGGAGAGGATTGACAAATTTGGAAGTGGCTCGAATGAAAATTCAAGAATCCCGACGAGTTTCTCACCCGTATATTTGTGCGCGCGATATTGTGCTGCGAGTCGTTGAGCAAGTTCTGCAATTCCAGGCGGAGATTTGAGATCGTACTTTTTGTCGTTGATCGTCAAACGAGCGTAAAGTCTGCGATGCGGATTCATTAAAAGTTCCTTTCTGTGAGTAAAATTTTAGATTTGTTTGTTTTATTCGGGTTGCCAATCGTCAAGTGGAGAAGTTTCTTGATAATCATCGCCTTCGAGTCGAGACTTGGAAGTATTGGAACTTTCGTGATTTTCGTCGTCATCTTCAAATGAATCATTAGCTTCAAGCACCTGTCGAAGCATTTCAGAAAGTTCTTCATTTTCGCGAGTCGAAAGTCCCCGCTTCAAATCGAGTCCGGCTTGTACATCCTCCTTTGTGCGGGCGATATAAATCTTGAGTCCATTTCGCATATAAACTTCTGCGATTTGTTTTGCTAGCCACAAGATTGACTCAGCAACCGTTCCGTCAAAAATTTGCGGCGGCCTGCTATCTCCGACATTCCTGAGTCCTATCCATACATGCGTTTTTGATTTCATTTTACTTTCTCCTTCCGTTTTTATTTAGCTTAGATTGTTGATTCTCAGCCTTAACCGCAAAGCGTCTGCAACAATTGCGTTCCGCAGACAATGAATTGTACGCGTTGCGCGAAGTTGTTTAAGTATTGCGTTCCGCAGACTCATAATTCGCAATTCCATACTAAAATATGACCTTTGCGTTCCGCAGGTAGCGAGCTATGAGTCATTCTTAAATTTGTCACTTTCTGGCGGCGAGTTCTCTGCTTGCGCCATGACTCGCAGTTCGATTCTTTCACTTGTTCGCGAAGCGTCTGCAACATCAGCCTTCGGCTGGCAATTAAGCTATCATAATTACTTATGAATGTCAAGATGTTTAAGCGCAAACCATATGCAATTCATTGTTCAATTATCTTGCGCTTTGCTTTGTATTTTCTTTTCCGCTTTGCGCCATTTACTCCCAAGACTCTCATCCCCTTCCCACACCTTGCCATTGCATATAGACACGATGAATCACTTAGCCCCCTTCCAAAAATTTTATATATATTTAAGAACGGGTGACTCAGGGGAATACTACGCGGCGGGATTGGTGGGAGTCTGATATAGGCTTGTGAGTCACACAAGAGCATCACAGATAGGGCTTGGAAGGGGGAGGCGAATAAACACCTAGAATATGCAAAGCACAATGCAAAGCACAATGCAAAGCGTAATTAATTTCTATTTTGCGCTTAGGCATTTAATGACTCATACTCTTTTATTCTCGTCCCGATCAACTTAGCTTCCTCCGCCTCGACTCATTTTGTGCTTTCCGCAAACAAGTTTGCCGGTCCCGATCATCCCAGCTTGACTCGCCAGCAAAAATCGCCCAGAACAAATCGGGAACAAATCCTCCTGCGACTCGGTTCATCGCGTCAAACACTCCATTCATCGCATTTTGCGCGCAATCGCCTGCGCGAATTCGTACACTCGCAGACGCGGACGCACTCCCGCGCTCTCGCGCAGACAAAGGAACTCGCAGACATGACCAGCCATCAGAACCCATACGACTCCGCCTATTACTCGGCACTTGCCGCGCATTGTTTCTCAATTCTCGCACCCGGCATCGCGCCCTCGGAGGCAGATACTGTCCAACTCGATTCGTTGGCGCTTGAACTCGCGCGGATTCACAATCCATTTTACGGCCCTATGCATTTTCGCAAGCTAGATGATGACGGCTTGCCGTTGGTTCAAATCAACGATCCGTTTGGCCGTCCGTTAGTTAATTGCTGGATTGAATTCTCTTCCGCCCCGTACGCTTTTTTCTATTGGGAGTCGTAAGTCATGCCGCACCAATTCCTACGCGCGATCCGCATACGCAACTTCCCGCTCGCGCGCGCCGAGGCTGTCAAGCCAAGCCTTCCGTTTGAGAATTATTCGCTTGGCACGCGCAACCGCTTTCGGGAACGCTTGACTAAACACGCGCGATAAGGCTCAATACTGGCAGGCACCGGGGCCAGAGTATCAATCCGGTGACTCACAGAGGCAATCTCGCCTTAACTCACGGAGGAATGTAACCATGACTGAACAGACCAACGCTTCGCAGGACTCGCAGACCGAGACCAAGACGGTAATCGACGATATGGCTTCCCGCCGGTTGTTTGACTCGGTGGACGATGCAGTTGCCTATATCCAGAAATGCCAAGCTGACTTTGCAGACTTTGGCTCATATCCCGTCGCGACTGTCGGATTCACCGAGGATGGCGACTTTGACCCCGAAGTTTACAACGACTCAATGCGCCCTTGCGTTGCCGTACTCACACAGCGCGGCGCGGCTGGCGAGCGATCGACCGTTAAGGCAATCGTGATCTATCCCAGCCCGAAACTGGAAGCGATTCTTAGCTCGCAGGCAGGCACCGACTGGCTGACTGGAATTCTGGAAAAGGAACTCAATCACGTTGCCGTCCGCAATCTCCGCAAGGCAGAGTCGGAGGACGAAATCGCGGACGCCATCGAGTCAATGCCGACGACGGTTGAGAACTATATCACGTCGAACCGTGAGACCTCCGGCGGGATTCTCGAAACCTACAATGCTCTTTGGCAGATTGTCAAAAAGGCACTGGCCAAGAAGTTTAAGGCTTTCGCGCTCGCGAATCTCTCCAAGAAGGAACTCCGCAAGGCTATCGAATCCGCCTCTTATGCTGCCACCGTCTATCCGCAGCTTGAGGAACGCCAGAACAAAAAGACCGGCGAAAAGGAATCGTTCTTTGTCATCGCCGGCCAATTCGGCGCTTTGCTTGCCAAGGAACAGGGACTCGACCCCGCCTTTTTTGAGAAGGCACTCGCCAACCGTGACGAGAAGGCGATTGACGTTGCCGACGATGACGAGGACTTTGACCTTGAAGCCATGGCCGCCGAGATGACCAAGGAAGCGGACAGCGACTCGACCGCCGAAGCCCAGCCCGCCGCCGAGTAACTCGACCTCACCCCTGCCCGGCTGGACTCGCAACCCAGCCGGGCATTTTTTGGCGGCCTATTGATAATGATTCGCAATAGCAAAAATCTCGCCTCGCTTCGCTCGGATTAATGAGTGGCTTCGCCACAAGTTATTGTTGGGGAATTGTGATAAGTGATATGACTCACATATCTATTACTTATCTCAAACCCTCAGCCCATGTTGACTCGCTTCGCTCGGCGTTGGTTGTCAGGTGGACCAAGACTCGACATGCCTATGACTCATGCCTTGCACCAAGCCTTCCTGCCCTAGCCTCGTCTCCGCGCGAGAGGAGTCGTTTTTCTCTTTGAATAAATCAATCACGGGGGGCGGGGTATCCCCCCATTCCGTCGGCGACTCGGCGCTCTTAATATGGCCTTCAAAATGTAAATCAAAAAATTCAAAATTCCCGCCAATGGCGGACTCATAAGAGTTAGAAGAATTAGCCTTGACGAAAGTGTGCAGGCGCTGGAGAGTAAGAAGTATGACCGCCGCCCTAACTGTTGATTCGATCCGAACGATTCTCGGCCGTGAGGTTGAGGACGTGGTGCTGACCGCCGCCAAGGCGAGTGCGATGGGACTCGATCCTGAGACTATCGCGAACTCGATTGGAGTCGAGAAGGCCGAAGTCGATGAACTTATGCAGGGGCAGGATTATAAAGATGTACGGTTGCTGGTCGGGGCAGAAATGCTCAAGGACCGCACCGACCGGGACTCGAACTGGGACGGCATTGAGTCAAGCGCGGTGAAGAAGCTGGCCAGGCGGCTGGAGTTTGAGAACGATACCGATACGATTCTTAAGATCGCTGCGGTAGCGAATCGCGCGACAAGAAGGACTGCCCCGCCCAAGGAGGCAGGACCGCTTGATCCGAGTCAGGCAGGTGCGAGAATTCCGCTAACGCTGACTAAGAGATATACCGAGAAGCTTGGAGTCGATGGGACGATCGAAAGATCGGAGATTCAGCAGATCAGCGTATTGAATGGGAGCGCGATTAACCCGAAGTTTGAGGACGTTAAGGGGTTGTTGAGCGGGAACAATGAGTCGCAGCCTGCCGAAGGCAGACATAAGGAAATGGTCTCCCGAACTAACGTAAGTACGAGTCAGGAATATATCGACAGGATCGGCGCGAACGAAAAGCCATTCAGTATGCAAGAGCTGATGATGGCCGCCAAAAGGGTCAAGCGAAGCGATTGAGTCGTCCACCGAAGGCGTACCAGCTCAGAAGTGAGCAAATGAGGAGTGAGTCAAACCATGGGTGAGCCGGTTAAATTCGAAGGGTTTACGCACGACTTTGGGCCGCCGCCAGGATTGGACGAGATGGTTGGACGACTCCCTGTGTTTCTCAATGGCGCGACAGTTGTGAGTGCTTGGAAATTGAGTCCTGAAGAGCTTGAAGAAGTGAATCGTACTGGGGTTGTATTCCTTAGTGTGATGAGTGGGACGAGCGTATTTCCTTGCTATGTTGGAAGCGAGTCCTCCACGAAAGAGGTAGCGTCCGATACTGGGCATGTCTGGTAGGAGTGAGTCATATGGCACTGAACCTAAATTTCGGCGGCGATAACGAGTATGTGAGTCAAGCCGAGAGCGCACGAAAGTCGGCGAGCGGTCCGAGTATCATCGCGAGTATTCTGGATGCGATCGGCATTGGGACTCAAGTGGCCAAGCAGCCGGACCTGAGTGATTCGCAGACGCCCGAAGCCAAATCGGCGAAGCAGGATAAGGCGCTGGCCAAGGCGAATAGTGAGTCGGAAGAAAGTGTTTCGATCCCCGCGATAAGTCAGGCCGAGACTGCGCTTGGAGTCCAGCCGATTCCGATGGCGCCCATGGCTGTGAGCACGAGTCCTATAACTCCTTGGGGTCAGCAATATCTTGATTCGTTGAAGCCATTGACGCAGATCGACCCGGACGTGGGGATGCTTAGGTAGCGAGTCGAACGCCGCCGAAGGCGCCATGATTGACATGGTCTCTCCCCGTAAAGTAATGAGTCGAAGAATTGACTGACGAACTCGACAGACTGGATGTTGACTATGAGTCGTTGGATGCGACTGATAGCAACGCGCGCCCAGATTTGGTGGATGCGGTTGCGACTCAGGGTGAGATCGTCCAACGACTCGAGAAGGATGGTGAGTTCTTCATCGAGTTCTTTCTGCATGATGAACTAACGAGTCCGGTTCCGTTCTTTCATTATGGAGAAATCTGGCCGCTCCTGACTGACACGGCGATGCAGCGAGTCCTTCTCGCTATCCCGCGCGACCATGCTAAGACTACTTTGTCGAAGCTCGCCGTAGTTTGGTACTTTCTGTTTACGAATCACAGGTTCTGCGTTTATCTATCGAATACGAATACGATCGCCAAGAACGCGTGTAAGGATATAATCGGGTACTTTAACTCACCTAACTTCGTCGCCACCTACGGCCGGATCAAGATGCTGAAGGAGTCAGAAACTGATTCACTTTGGATATTCGAGATACCGATGCGGGATGGGCGAGTCAAGAAGTGTATCCTTCGAGCGGTCGGTGCTGGGCAGCAGATGCGCGGAATCAATATCGACAACCAGCGACCGGATATCGCAGTCGTTGATGACGTGGAGGATAATGAGAATACTGATTCGGAGACACTCCAGAAGAAACTCGATCGGTGGATTTTCGGGCCATTCATCAAAGCGCTTGCGCGGCGGAAGAAGATAATCTGGCTTGGCAATATGCTGCAGAAAACGAGTCTATTGGCGAGACTATCGACTCGTAAGAACTGGAACCCGGTTGTATTTGGCGCGATTGTTCAAGATAAATCGACTGGCGAGTTCAAGCCGCTCTGGCCCGAGCGTTGGCCACTAATGGAGCTAATCGAGGATTTTCAGGAGTACCAAGAACTTGGACTCGTGGAGACCTGGATGTGCGAAATGATGAATATGCCGGGTCACGGAGTCGACGGGTTTACGCAAGAGCAGATTTATTATCAGCCGCCCCCAGCCCCGGACGGGATTCTTGCGAGTTGGCTAGTGCTCGATCCGGCCTTTGGCGAGAACCCAAGCAACGACGACTCGAGTATTACAGTCCATGTCCTGCCCGAAGATGGACCACCGATGGTTGTGGATCACCGGACTGGGAAGTTTCGTGAGTCAGAACTGTTCGATCTAATGCTTATGCTGGCGCGCCAGTGGAACGCATGGGTTTGGGGGATCGAAGCTGTCGCCGCGCAGCGAGTCTTAATCCCGTTCTTCCAGATTTTGCTGACGAGCCAATTGATGAATCACCAAGTCGAGATGCTGCCCCTTATGGCGGGCAAGGGCGATCCCAAAGTCGCGAGGATCAAGGCTTGGGTGAGTCTCATGGCTAAGAAGGAATATGCCGTTTACGAGGGGGCGGTCGAGATCACGACTCAGCTATTGAATTATAACATGAAGAAGAAGTCTAACCGCGATGACTTGATTGACTCATGTGCCTACGGCCCCCAAGTTTTGCAGCAATATGAAGGACTCCTGCTCGCGTCATTTGTCCAAGGTGGGTTGCAGTCTGTAGCTCCACGATTCGGAACGGAGGTTTGTGATGTATAATCGTGAAGATAAGATTTCCCACGCAAGGTTTAACCTGCCCAAGCCGCAGGTTCATGCGAGTCATCCATTCAAGAATGAGAAGAACCATGGGCGATTGATCGAGTATATCAAACAACGACTCGCCCAGGATGACAGCAATCGCAACCAGCGAGTCGCACGCTACGCCCAGATCGACCGTGACGTCGCGGCGTGGATGAAACTCGCGGAAGAAGATCGCAAGCGCAAAGCCAAGCATGAGCGTGATGGGAGTCCCCAGCCGACGGACATATCTCTACCGCTGACTTGGGTCCATATCGACGATATGATGACTTATTACGCGCAGACTTTCGCGCCGAATCGTGGGATGTTTTATCACACCAGCGATCCCAACACGACCGAGCAGGCGCAGGGCTTGATTCGTTTGATGAATTCTCACGCGATCTACGGGAGTTATTATCGTCAACTCCTGCGCGCGATCTTTAATATACTTAAGTATAACTGCGGAGGGATTCGCACCAACTGGGCTACCGAAATGGGGCCGAAGTTGATGATGGACGCCGAGGGTCGGACTCAAGTCGGCGAGCAGAAAATCTTCGCAGGGAATCTTATTCACTCGCTGGATATGTATAACCTGTTCTATGACCCCGCCGTCGAGCCGGTTGACTTGCACAAGGAAGGTGAGTGGTTCGCGTGGGCGGAAATGAAGAGTCATTATTGGCTCAAGAAACGCTGTCTCGATGGAGTATATTTTAATTGTGAAGATATACTCAATGCGGAGAATTCCACTTGGAGTTGTGAGTATTACAAAGACCCGCCAGTCGAGGCGAAGCTTGGCGATGCGTACTCGAATTCCGAGGCCGGCGGCACGATTAACTGGTACTCGTTTATGAGTGGCAATGATTCGGTCCTTGTGAATAATGCCTTCGAGTTGGTCACGATTCAGATCAGGATCAACCCGAACGACTTTGGACTCATCGACGGCGATCGTGAAACTCGGCGCGCCAGAAATCGCTACGAGGTCTGGGAATTCACGATGGTCAATGGTGATCGAATCATCAACGCGACCTATCGTAATAATATCCATGGGCATCTGCCGGCGTACTTTGGGAGTCTTAACGACGATGGTATGCGCGAAGCGACCAAGTCGAGCGCTGAGATTCTAAATCCTTTGCAGGGCTTTAGCAGCTTTTTGCTGAATTCTCATGTTAAGGCAACCCGCAAGAACCTGTTCGGTTCTACATTCTATGATCCCAGTCGAGTCGATTATGACGCTGTTCCGACTGGCGAGGTGGCTGCGCGAATCCCGGTCAAGCCTCAAGGCTACGGCTCTGATATTCGCACGATGGTGTATCACGATAATAATCCGTTGGATACCCGACAAACACTCGACGATCTTGAGTCAATGATCGGAATCATCAACCAGTTCTTTCCGACTCAATCGCTGCCGAGTCAGATCGCTGGAATCGACCGAGCGGTAAACTCCCAAGTCGCGGCGGTTCAGCAAGGCACTAATCGGCGGCAGCACAAGGGTGCACGACTCATTGACGACACCATGATGCGTCCGATGCGGTACTCGTTGTACTACAACATCATGCAGTATCAGGAAGATGAAGCTGATATTGCTGACTACTTTGGCGGTGGCGCTTACAAGGTTGACTTGAGCACACTTCGTGAATCCTCGATTGTCGAGTTGATCGGCCAAGGACTCAAAGCCCTAGATCGTCAGGCGATCGCGGATTCGATGCAGTCGATTATCTTCGCGATGATTCAGGCGCCGCAGGCCGCACAGGGAATCGACTTGCTCGCCATGCTAGACTTCTGGACTTCGATGCAGGACGTCGAAGTGAATATGAAGCAGTTTGCGATTCCTCCTGACCAACAGAATATTCCTGAAGGGGGTACAGCAGTTGGCGCAGACGGGAATCCGATTCAGCCAGCTAACAACCCTGCAGGAGTAACGGAGCCGATTTATGGTTAGAGTATCAAAGAGCGATTTAGCTGACCGCTACGCGCGCGAGGAACTGGCTTCGATTCATGGCGCGCTCAAGACACTGATTTTGCTAGGAGTCCCAGCCTTTGTTCTCGAACGAGAGAAAGCGTTGATTGTCGAGGGTTTTGACTCTGCGAACTCTCCAGCACTCACAAGTCAGCTTATGGATTACCATCACCTGAAGTCGGCGCTTGGCGGCTTCTTTGATCTTGAACGACTCATCAACGAGGAGAACTACAATGCGTAAGACCCGTCATATGATGTATCTGACTCCGACGATTGCTCGCGGTCGCCGACTCCGTGAAGGCGAGGAACCTGGCGGCGCGACCGGTGGTGGAGATAACGCTGGACCGGCAGGTGGTAATTCTGGTGGTGGCGCGACTGGCGAGGGTGAGTCAAATAACTCTGGCGAAGCCTTCGATGCGGCGGCATTTTGGGGTGGCTCAAACGGCGACGGCAGCGAAGGTGAGTCCGGTGACTCATCCAATAATCCCGGCGGCGATGGGTCAGGATCGTCAGACGGCCAGAGTCTTCAGGAAGTTTTGACGGGCAGGCTGGAGTCGATGACTTTTGGCGATCCTGTTTTTACGGCAGATATTGCGGAGGAAATGAACGCCGGCAATTTTGAGGGGGTTCAGAATCGAATCGATGCCCAGCTCCGTAATGCGACTCGTCAATCGCTTGGGCTGGTTGTCTCGATCTTGAAGCCTTTCGCAGAGCAACTTACGAGTCAGATGCGTGAGGAAATGTCTCAGACGTTCAGCAATCGCGACAACAATGATTCGCTCGAGAAGCTCTTTCCGGCCGCCAAGAATCCTGCAGTTCGCCCAATGATTCAAGGTATCTATTCGCAGGCGCTCAAGAACACCAAGGGCAATCGCGAGGAAGCTGTGAGTCAAACCAAGCAGATGCTCAAGTTTGCGGCGGGGGTTACTGCCGAGGACTTGAACATCAATATCAACCCGCGGGGTCCTGATGATTCAGGTCCGGCACCCAAGACCAACTGGCTGGATGAACTGACCGGCCGCTAACATTGGAGAATCGCAATGGCCGTTACGGGCATCTTTGCATCGAATCAGGGAATCGTCGGTGAACGCGTCGGCGATTTTGCAAGCGCTATCCTTCGCACGGCGCCGACCGGCAACGCTCCCCTTCTGGGACTCACGAGTGGTATGCCCAAGGAATCCGCGCAGGATACCACCTTCACATGGTACGAGGATGGCCATGAGCCGGGCCGTCAGGCTTGTGTGAGTGGCGGAACCACGACCACTGTTGTCGTCGCTGACGGCAGCTTTTACGTCCCGAATACGATTCTCTTGGTTGAAGAAACTGGCGAGCATCTGTTTGTGACGGCGGTCGCCGGTAACTCCTTGACGGTCATTCGCGGACTCGCCGGCACGACGATCACGAGCATTACCGGGAGTCATCACGTCCAGAAGATCGGCAACGGGTTCGAGGAAGCCTCGTCCATGCCGACCCCTGTGACTCAGCAGGGCGCGCCGCGCTTCAACTTCACGCAGATTTTCCGCAACGGCTGGGCGATTTCCGGCACCGCGAAAGCTGTGAAGTATCTGACGGGTAGCAAGCTCGCGTATAATAAGCAGATGTGCGCGACTTATCACTCGGAGGATATCGAGCGCTCGTTCATTTGGGGCAAGAAAGCCCTTACGACTTATAACGGGAAGCAGTTCCGACTCACGGACGGCATCCTGACGCAGATCGAGTCGTATGGCGGTGTCGTCGAAACTGCCAACAATGGCAGCAATGCCGGCGATATTAGCCGCGATGACTTCGAGTCGTTCATGGAGGAAATCTTCTCCTATAATATCAAGGGGCAGCCCAACGAACGACTCGCTTTCATCGGTAACAAAGCCCTGCAAGTGATGAACAAGTGGGCGTGGCTGGACGGCAGCTATCAGTTCTCGGCTTCGGAGACCAAGCTGGGAATCAAGATCACTGAAGTGATCACGCCGTTCGGGACGCTGAAGCTTGTGACTCACGCGCTGATGAACGAGAACCCCGTATGGACTCATGAGTGCTACGTGCTCCATCCGGGCGGAATCAAGAAGCGTATGCTCCGCGATACTTTCCCCGAGAATTACGACAAGCACGGAAACGGAACCGCCGGCGTCGACGCTGATGAAGGCGCGATCACGACCGAGGGCGGGATTCAGGTCGGCGCTGCCAAGACCATGGGGATTTACCGGAACATCAAGAAGGCCGTCGCCACTACCTGACAATTTCTGTGAGCGACTCAGGGCGGGGACCGTTTGGAAGCTAAGTCCCCGCCCGCTTTTTGCTTGCCTAGAAAAGGAATCACCTCATGGACCTGAATAAGTTGAAGAAGGATTCGGAACAGCCGGAAGTCGAGCAGACGCCCGAGGTCGCCGAAGATTTGGGTGTTCAGTTTTCGAGTCATCCGATCCAGCGCTATCGTCTGGGCCGTCGGTGGCAGTTCGAGAACTGGATTCTCAAGCTGACTGACCCCGAGGAGATCGCGGAATTCCGCAAGGCTGTCGAGTCGCTGCCGCCGGCCGAGAGGCTGAAGATCAAGGAACTCGATTTGGCGGCGGCGGAACGAATCAGTCGCGAATATCGCTCGACTGGCGGCGCCACCAAGGCGATCGACTCGTCGATTGGCGATCGCTCTCAGCAGCCCAAGACTGGCACGGGCATCCTCGGAGTCAATTCGACCGGCGAGGTCAAGTAACCAGCTTGCGCCAAGCGCGAAGAGTTCGGGTCGCTTAGGTTTTCAGGATTCATTTTATGTACACTTTCTCCCAGTTGGTCGACGAAATGGTATCCGAGACTAAGCGACCCGATTTGGTTACTGAAATCGGAAGGTATGTCAATCAGACGATTCGCGAGGTCCACTTCACCGAGGATCGCGGCGGCGCGGTTTTTTACCACGACAATTTCCGCGAAGAATTGCTGGTTGCGAATGTTGAGTCAGGCATGACCTGGCAAATCCCCGAGCCGACCCAGTTTCAGAAACTCCAAGTTGTACGATTCATGTCGGTCTATGACGATGATGGCCGCCCGAAGTTTGCACATCTCGTCAGACCGAGTCGGCGTATGAATGACTTCTGCGAGTTCTATTACCAATCCGGCAATATATTCGTGTTCTCTGGCTACGGCGGACTCAATTCGGCGATCGCTCTTGGCTGGTACGAATTCCCGCGCGGGTTGGTATATAAGTCTGAGGCGAATCGTCCTGCTTCATTCGACATAGAACTCGGCTGGAGTTATGCCGACGGAATCAATACTGACGAACTACAGGCTGCGGCGCGCGAGTTGACGACCAATTGGCTCCTCATGCGCTGGCCTGATGTTATCAGTGAAGGAGTCCGCGCCAAAGTTTTCAAGCGACTCAGTGATGATGTCCGGGCGCGGACCAGCTATAGTTTATATCAATCGCTTCGGCATGGACTCTGGACTTCAGAAGTGTCGGAGATTTATGGGGGTTAACGGGGGTTGGAAGAACTCATTGAAAGGATATTCCCACTCATGTCCCGAGAAGCCTACGAAGCGTATGACCAAGACGTCACGCGCAGACTTGACCACGCCGAGACACGAATCAAGTATTGGGTAGTCGCAGGAATCTGTGCGAATTTGCTTGCCTTGGTTGGGCTGGGAATTCCGATGGTGTATTATCTCGGGACTCTTAACGCCCAGACCACGCAGGCATTGACGACGGTGAATACTTCCGCCGCCCAATTGTCGCAGTTGAATTCTCGACTCGCGAGGCTTGAATTCCAAGCTGCGTCACGCGAAGCATGGATGGTCTCTCAAGGCTATAATCCGCCGCACACTCCAGGTGAATGAGTCATGGCTTACGGCTATTATCCGACTTTCAAGGGTAAAATCTGGGAGTGGGCGCTAGATGAGAATCCTAGCGGGATTCAGCTGTGCGTCGCACTTTGTGGGGTTGGGTTTAGCTATGACGCGAGCCATGAGACGCTTGGGCAATTGTCGGGAGTTTTGTATAGTGGAATTGAGTTTGAGTCAATTCATGTAAGCGCGACGGGGCTGCTGACCGCCCCGAATTTGCTCATCGAGAATTTGACTCCTAACGACCGCTTTGAAGCCATTGTTTTATATTGGGCGTGGGCTGGCGGAACTGAGACTCAACTTTTCTGTTACACTACCCAGAGTGAGGATCAAACCCTGCCGATTGACATTGTCGGTACGACTCTTACAATCAAGTTTCCTGTTGAGGGGATTTTTCAGCTATGACGATTTATTTTCAAGGTTCTGAACTTGAAGCGTTGTGGCCGAATCCCGGCTATGGCTCACCAAATGAGCGCAGCGGATACGGCGAGGACGGCTGGTCGAGGGCTGGGAGTCAGATCGGAGGAACCGGAACGAACGGATGGATTCGTGGCGATGCTGGCGCGGACCGCAAGAAGTTGTGGTTTCACGACTACTATGAACGGAGTAGTTCGAACTCCAACGTGAGTGGACAGCGTGCGTTGACCTTCCGAAACGCCGATCTGGTTGAGGGTGTACGACTCATGTCTGATTCTGTCGGCCAGCATCTTGAGTATTGGGATGGCTCCGCATGGATTCAAGTTGGGAACTCGTTCCAACTATTCTATCCGGTGTCGTATGATCTACGAATCGAAGTTGGCGAAACCGTTGAGGACCCGGATATTATCGAGGTCTATGTCAGCGAGATTATGCTGGCAGGAATCACCGATGTAGGGTTGATCCGGCCAAATTTTGAATCAGGCTTTCGCTATGCCGACCGCCACGGGATCGCGAATACTTCGTGGGTGACGAGTCAGATGATCCTAGCCGATCGTCCGACGCTGGATTGGAAATCCAAGACTCTCCCGCCAAGCACGCTAGGGACCGATCAAGACGGTACGGGACTCGTTACTGACGTCAACGAGATTTCAATCAACAATAATACGTTTATCTCATTCGATAGTGCTGGGCAGCGTGCGAGTTTCAAGGCTGGCGCCCGGACTTTGGCGAACGAGATCAAGGGAGTTACGGCTGCCGCAAGGGCGCGACTCAGCGATGAGGAATCGCCCCAATTCGCGAAGCTGTATTTGTTGATTGACGACGTGAGATACTACTCGCCGATTTTTACCCTCACAATTGGGTATCTGAATTTCGTCTATACTTGGAATCAGAATCCTGCGACCGGCTTGGACTGGATTCCGGCGGATGTGAATGACCCCGATCTAGAATGGGGTTGGGAAATTTTTGACTCAGTTGAATAGTCAGGCTTGGTTTATTCATGTCAGAGCTAATCAAAACGAATCTGTATGTCGCGACCAGCCCGACGGTCGACGAAGGTCAGTGTCTGACGAAAACGAATTTGTATGTCGGGCTGCGTGAATATACCGGCGAGGGGTTTCTCGCCAAGAGTAACTTGTATGTTACCGAGGTCCTGAATCCCGATACTGTTTCACGGATCGCCAAGACGAATCTTTACATCAACCAAACTGCTGATTTGTTTGGGCAGTATTTGACCTGGCCAAAAGTTGATTCGTCAACTACGACTCAGACATTCCTGGATAAGATCGAGTTAGACGCGGAAGGCGGCGGCAAGTTCGTGTCGAGAGACATGGAGCGTAATCCGTATCGTGCGCATCTTGGCACGAATCAAGCTGAGCTTCAGGAGGATTTTCACGAGCAGCAGCGGATTCTCCGTGAGCAGCATAATAAGACTCAGGCCGGCGATACTACTTTTGATTACGGGTTATTGCTCAAGAGCTACCCAAATCAGGAGTTTACGCTTGGGAGTCTTGGGCGATTCTTCCACGATGACTTTGGGATCATCATCGCGCGATTCGTACAGTTCATGGGTATGCTCGAAGATGATTGGCAGGGTCAGCCAGTCGGGCGACTCAAGAATAAAGACTCGTTTGTCGATTGGGTAGTGACGAACGACTTTGATAAGTCCGATCCAGATTTGGTTCTGGGATTCAATTTCGCATCTGAACCTCCCGCTGACGGGACTTATGGATGGATGGTTGTCCATGGGGCGAACCCGGCTTCGATCCGAGTCACGACAACGAATCTTCCGAGTCAGAATGCCCAATACACCTGGACGCAGACTGGTGGGGTTGGGCTGGATGAGTCAGGGATTGTTCTTGGCCGCCGCTGGGCGAGCAGCGATCATGTTGGACTCCCAGCTGGTAGCTTGTTCATTCGAATCGAAGGCAGAGGTGACGCTGACCTAGAAGCGTTTGTCCGCGAACGCCTGGCCGAAGATTTAGAACTTCTCGAGAATATTCGAGTCGCAGTCGAGGATTTGCAATCTTGGCGCGCCACGGTCGTTACGCCGAAGTTTGAGGAACTCGATAAGACCGACGAGGATTTGTATTTTCGAATCCATCGCGAAGAGATTGTCCGCGGCCGGGAGATTCAGGCGCTGCGTGGCCAACTTGAGTTGATCGTGCCTGATGTGTCGATCGTCGCGACTCGCGCTGAATTGGTCAACATGATCAACGAAGGCGATGCGAATGTAATGGTGACAGCGAATCAAGCTCTTCTGCTTTCGCAGAGTCTTGAGAATACGATCAACAATCTAGATTTTACCGATTACGATGGACTCGCGGGGTTGCCTGCCGTCGTCGCCTCGATTGACGCGAAGTTTGGCGGACTCAGATTTGATACTGAGACCACGCCGCTCGCGGATGGACAGGTGTTCATTACGAGTCATACGACGAACCCCGATGGCAATGATACTTATACGCTTGGCGCGATCGAGTATAAGTTGTCGAGTTTGTTGGACGTAGATGTCTCTGCTATTTCTGACGGACAAGGAATCAAATGGAGTGGCGGTAAATTTATCGCGACTGATTTTCCGTCAGGCGGTGGCGGCGGAAGTGGCGCGGCGTATTCATTACATTTTCCTGCTGGTAACTTTGCTGCAAATGACTCAGGATCATTTGCTACACTATCGAATGCGATTATTCCCGGCGAGGATATAAAAGTTAATCGTTTGTATGCGGGATTTAATAACGCTACGATTGGCAATGAATATTCCATGTTTATTGCCGAGATTGATTCTAGCGGGGTGATTCAATCTACAATAGCTACTGCTACGAGTAGATTCACGACTGTCGCGACAGGTTTTCAGTTTCAAGAATTCGATATTCCTGAAACGACTTTGAATCGTGGCAGCATGTATATTATCGCGTTGGTGATTACGTCTGGCACCGGAACTACCGCGTGCCGGATTATGACTGGCGGCGATTATGCGTATCCTGCATTGCCGATTGATTACGGCGCGATGGCGGCAACATGGGGCAGTAATCGCAGGAGATTTTGGTATTCTCAAAATTCTGATGCCCCTACAAGTGGGAGTCCTTCAGGAAATGCTACTACGACTCCTTATTTAATTGGACTTCGCAAAGTCGAAGAAGCCAGCAGCGGGGGTGGCGGAGATGCATCTTGGCAAGATTTGACATTTTCGAATTCTTCCAGCGCGATGTGGGGCGGCAGTCAGACCTTTGAGAGCGATCAAAGCTTTGCGACTCAATTAGGTGACAAGATCGAAATTGAGTGGATGGGCCTAAGGACTGGCGGTACGGAATTTAATGTCTGCCTTTCTGGTGACGGTAACTCTTGTATTCTCGCCGCGTTGCAGACCGATAATAATCGAGTTCTTTACCGCTATTCCACGGTTGGAGGCGGTTCGACTGCAATCAATGCCGATCCCGGAAACACTGGCACCCAGATGACTCGCGGGCTTTTGTCAATTTTTGTCGGCGATAGCACTTATATGCACAGCGCGCAAATGGATGTGAATGGCCCTAGTGGAGTCCCAATAGGTGGAACCGTCCCGACTTCGATCTTACTTGACGGTCAAAGTGCGACTAAGGTTTATGTGCAACCCAACGGTTCATTGGCTAACTTGCTATGGGCGAGAGTCAGAATTTTGCGAGCCGATGGATCGACCTACCCATAAGGAGCAATGAATCATGGACATGGAATGGCTTGACAACTTGCTCTTGCAGCCGATTGCCGCGCAGACTGAATCGACGAATTATTCTCCCGAACTCGAGAAGCTGGCCAAGCAGCGCGGATTTAGATCGGCCGAGGAAATGGTTCTCTGGGAGAATCAGCGTAGCCAAAGGCGCACGCCGCAGACCGTTAAGGGCCAAGGGGCTAAGAAGGACTCACAACCCAAACAGCAGGCCCAGCCGCGGACTTTCGGAGATATTCTCAACACTGTGAGTCGAGCACTAGGAGGTAAATAATGGACCTTGAACTTTTGCAGCGTATGATTCCCGATATCGCCAAGTATCTAAACGTCGAACCGTCGACGGTGCTGTTCTACTTGGGAGTCGTTATGGTTCTGGCCAATTTGGCCGGGCGATTGATCCCTGACGACCAAACTGGATTCCTAGGGCGGCTGCGCGAACTCTGCAAAGTCATCGGGGTCTATGCGTCGAATCGAGTCACGAGCGGCGTGAGCGTCAACGAAGCCGCCAAGGTTGTGGTCGCTGCGGTTGCTGAGTCAAAGAAGCCTGACGAACCGACCGAACCCGATGAGCCTGCTCCTGTCCCTCCCGTCAAAATCTTCCCCGGCCTTGCTGAAAGGAGTCAAAGCAATGAAGATGATCCCGCTAGTCCTCGTATGTAGCCTGACCGCCCTAGGTTTGGGCGCGTGCACAACGATTCAGACTAACCTCTCTCGCGCCGGTTCGGTGATCTGCACCAATCAGGACTCGGTTCGGGCGGGTTATCTTTCGATGATTCAAGCTGCGAATCTGATCGAGGACTCGGTGATTCGCGATCTCACAATTCGGGCGGCCCAGGCTGGACTCGATGCGCTCGCCGCATGTCCCGCCCCCGCCCAACCGGCAGGTTCTGGAGACTCGTAATGGCAACAGCGAAGTTTCGTGCGGGCGATATTCTTGGGCTGACTCCCGGAATCGATCTGCGGAATTCAGAGAAGGTATTCGCCATTGGGGGTGCAAACTTCGCGTTCACGAGTCTCGGACCTGCCTCGGTCTTCGGGAATCGACTCCTGTTGACCGAACCTCTCGCGTCCCCGGAGCATGTACAGGGTGTTCGCATCCGACTCCGCTCCGGGGACCGAGTATTTATTTTCCCCGGCGACGGTATTCTTGAATGGGACGAAGAGAATACTTCGTGGATTACTCGGTACGCGACGAATAGCACGAATGTGAGTCCCTACCGCTGGACTGCCGGATACCTAAATGGGTTTATTTATTTTTGCCACCCCGTGACTGGCATCTTGGTCATGGACATTGAGACTTCGACGGTTGTGAAACACACAGGGCCGGGAGTCCCGGATCAGCCGCTTGCAATTGTGGTCTCGAACGGACGACTCGTGGTGTTGGATGACACTTACTTGAGTTGGTCGTGGCAGTCGGATGGTATGAATTTTACTCCTGCATTGGGCGAAGCTGGCCAGCAAAAGGTCAATGACCGTGTCGCAGGATTCCCGATCATGGTTCATACTTACGGTCAAGGAATCGTGACCTGGACTACGGGTGGGATGATGCGAAGTGAGTTCACAGGTGATCAGGAAGTGTTCCGGCATCGGAATCTTAATACCGAGTTCCGGCCGATTAACTCATTCTGTACGTTGCAGCTGGATGATAATACTTGCGTGATACTTGATGAACGAGGACTCTTTCAATCCGCTGGCGCCGCCCCCGAGCCGCTGGCGCCGATGTTCAATGAGTTCCTGATTGAGTATATCCGCAAGAATAAACTCACGATCGGCCAGAACATGCGACTCGAATGGGACGATATCCGCCGCCATTTGTTCGTGAGTGTGTCAGTGACTCCAGAATTCAATCAATACGAACGAGCGTTTGTCTTGTACCCCGCGCTGGACAAGTGGGGAGTCGTGAACGAGATCCATCATGGGATTATCCCGGTGCTGATTGATTGGAATCAGCGGGAAGGAAACTATTTTGGATTCGCCGATCTGGATGGCCGCGTCCATTTTTGGGGAGACTTTCCGAGTCGTGAAATATGGAACGCTACGAGTGAGGAAAGCGAACTCATTGGCCTTGGCGCGAAGCTACAGATCGGATTAATCAGGTTTCCCGAACTCGGTGACTCAGATGACCGCATGACCGAGATTCAACATCTCTCACTCGGCAATCTTGTGTCAGGACCGGAGGCTCAACTCGGCGAGGACTATCTGGTTATCCCCAATGGAGTTGATGATCAAGACTATGAAATCGTGGCGGGCCAAGAGGACTACGGATTCAACTCACTCGCGTATGTAAACCACAACCTGCGAGTCATATCCACGATCGACGGCCGGAGTAAATTCCAAGAAGCTGAACCTCAGCTAATTCAATTCGCCGAAGGCATACGGCATTTCAGTTGTTCTGTGTCCGGCGTATGGCATATTTTGGAGTTCTCGGCAGATTCACCCGGCCAAGCGTTTCATGTTCGATTCGTCGAACTTAATGCGGCAGATGCAGGACGACTCTCGTGACCAAACGCGTACAAATTCTCGGCCATGACCACGAGACCGCGAATGCCTTTATCGGCGAAGAACGCGAAATTACAGTTGATATCGACAACTGGGAGTTGCGGCTGCATGACGGCTCGACTCCCGGCGGTTGGCTGATCTATAATCGCGACCAAAACGATGCACGATACCAAGCGCGAAGCGTTGAACTTGATGGACTCCTCGGATGGGAGCCGAACGAGCGCGGAATCGTTGTACGCATCGGCCCGGCTTATTATAAGCTGCGCGAGATCATGGGGAATCCCGACAATATCGGTGTAACCGACGGCGATGGACATGACGGCCAGCCGACGATTACGATTCTCGAAGTAATCGCAAGCGACCATACCGCGACCGGCGAGTGGGAATTTACTCAAGTAATCAAGGCGAGCGCCGGGGTACTTGGGGACCTGACTGGCGATACGATCGGGACTCATACTGGCAACGTCATCGGCGACGTCACGGGGAATGTGACTGGCAACCTGACTGGTGACTCAACCGGTAAGCACACTGGCGGACTTGATACTCGCGGCGCCGAAGTTATCATGGACAACGGCCAAATCGAGGTTGCATGGATCAATGGATTCAATGCGGCGGTCAACCAAGTCGGAGTCCCGATTGGTGCGATCACCCCATATTGGGGCGCGATTGGGGATATACCTGAGAATTGGTTTATTTGTGATGGCACGAATGGGACTCCCGATTTACGCGATCGCTTCATGGTAGGGGCTGGCGTCAACTTCATCGTCAATTCTGGCGGCGGAACACTGAATCATACGCACGGGGTATCAATTGATTCCGGCGGAGCGCATACGCATACCGGCAGTACGAGTCCCGTTACCTTGACGATCGCCCAGATGCCCGCGCACAAACATGCGAATGGCGTTACTGACTCGGGAACTGATCTGTTCTCGCGAGGCACGACGGCAGCGGCGGTGGTGACTCCTGACTCGATCGACAACAACTCGAATAATGGTACAATCGAAGGCTGGACTTCTACTGAAGGCGGCGGCGAAGCCCACAGCCATCTGCTCACGGTTGACTCAGGAGGCTCTCACACTCATTCAGGCGATACCACTCCCGGTTCGTCGATTCCTCCGTACTTTGCGTTGCTCTACATAATGAGGGGTTCTTAACATGGGCATCTTTGGAATCAGCCTTGGCTCCAAAAAGTCGAGCGGCAGCGGTACTTCGAGTATCGACAAGACGACGGACCTTACGGGTAGTCAGCAGTCAACTTCGACTCAGCAAGGCACGACGAATACCTCGACAACGAATCAAGGTATGACCTCGACCAGCCAGCAGGGCGCCACAAATCAGACGCAGGATTCTACGACTCGCGGCCAAACCACGGGGCGGACTACCGGGACTACCACGACTCTTGGGCAGGATGTTCAAGATGCACTCAGTAGTAAGGTCCAGCAAATTCTGGCGGGCGGCATTACTGATGCGAATATCGCGCAGTTGAGTAACATGATTTCTGGTCGCTCCGGGTTTGACTCTGATTCGTTCGTCAGCGGTATTGTGGACAATGCTAGAAATCGCGGCGAGCAAACCTTGCAGGAGTCGAATTCTGCTTTCGCCGCGCGGGCGGGCGGAACTGCGAATACCAACTCGATGGCCGCTTTACTCGCCGCAAGAGGGCGGAATGATCTTGAGTCAAACCTTGCCGCGATCCAGTCTCAAGCGCAAGCTCAGGCCGAGCAGATTCAGAACCAGAATCTCTCCACAGCAGTTCAGGCGCAGTCTGGCGTTGCAGGACTCGCACAGGGACTGGCCGACACCCTCAAGGGCGGTACGACGTCGGTTGACATGACTCAGCTGTCTGATGAAATCCAGCAGTTGATCGGTAAGACCGGCGGCATCAGCAGTCAGACTGGCACTGAGGCTACGAGTCAGACGCAAGACTCCACCACCAATCAACTTCTGACGCAGATCGCCAACATCCTGACTCAGCAGACGCAGAAGGAAACCGGGACCGAAGTGCAGACGCAGAAGGGCAAGAACGGCGGGTTCGGGATCAGCTTGGGACTTTGAGTCATGAAGCTTTTTGACGACATTGAAAAATCGGTTGCGCCGCAGGACCAATCGGTCGAGTTGTCCAAGGGCGAGAGAAATCGCAACCCTGGGAATCTCGAAGATGGCCCATTCGCGCGCAGCCAGCCGGGCTATAAGGGTTCGGACGGACGATTCGCGATCTTTGATTCTGAAGAATCTGGGCGGAAGGCGCAGGAAAATCTACTTCGCAAGAAGTATAAGGGCATGACTCCCGCGCAAATAGTCCAAAAGTACGCGCCACTTGGAGACAACTCCGAGGCGAGTGTTCGAAACTACATCGGCTATATCGCTGCGCGGGCTGGGATCAGTCCCGACTCAGTTGTGCCGGATGCTGCGATGCCACGATTCGCTGCCGCCATGCGCGAGTTCGAAACCGGCAAGACCGTCAAGATTGGTTCAAAGCCCTATCAGGGTCAACTCAAGAGGCCGCAAATGGCTACGTCGAATACACGCGGAATCACGGCCAATGCTTCGCAGCCCGGGGTCGGAATCGCGAATACGGATGACATTTTGCGAGTCCTTCAAAATGTCTCGGGCGGCGCAAATAGCCAAGTCCCCGCCGAGCAGCGGGCGAGCCAGGGAGTGACTCAGAACAGCGCGGCTATCTTTGGCAGCGATAAGAAGATTGATCAGGGATTCAGTGCGGTCGAGTCAGAAATGGGGCGGGCGGGCGCTGCGCTTGACGTACTCGATCAAGTTACCCAAGCCGCTCACGAAGTGCAGATTACTTCGAAGATTCGCCAGATCGAAGATACCCGCGCGATCAGTGACGAGATTGTAGCTGGGACTCGGGAACTCAAGCGGCAGACTGCCCCCGTTTTCCAGGCTCGTCAACGAGTCGCGGACCAGCTTGACAAACTGGCGACAATGAATCCACTTGAGCGTACCCTGCGCGGAGTGTTTGACCTAAACTACGATCAGTCGTACTTGACGAGCCAGCTTGACTCATTCGATCGTACGCTCAAAATGCGGGCGGATGACTTCAATTATGTCCACGAGTTGGGCGAGATCGGGATGGCGGAGATTGAGCGCCGATATGGACTCGATACTGGCTTGACCGATCTACAACTCCAGCAGGCGAAGGAGGATTTCCAACTCGTCGGGTTGCGCGTACAGCAGACTGCGGGACTCCTTCAGAATTCACTCGATCAGGTTCAGGCGCAAAGTAGCTTGATTGCCGCGAAGCGTGGCGCGCGACAGGATATGCTTGGGCGGATTGACTCGCCGACAATCAGCGACCTATATAGTCAGGCGGTTTCGAACAACGGAATCGTGAGCTTTAATGGCGTCGAGTTCTCCGCGGCCGAACTACGCGATCAGTTGCAGACGAAAGAGCAGCAAGAAACCAACTTGCGGTTGCACCAGATCGCCGCCGCGAATGGGGAAATGCAACTTGCTGAATCTGTCGCGTCGAATATTACGCGAAGTTTGACTCGCGAGCAGGCGCAAGAAGCCATCGCGAATGGCGGTGTGTGGCGCGGGATTCAGCTTCCTCAGGACCAGCTTAATTCGATCCTTGCTTCACACGACGCCCGGATTGCGAATGACGCTCAACGACTCGCAAGTACCATGCCATCTACCATGGCGTTGCGGGCTGGCAGTGACGCGATTCATTCGATGCAGACCTTATATGCTCGCGGCCAGGCGATGAATTTGGGACTCCATTCCGACGGCGGCCAGACCGGGCAGTTTATGAATCAGGGCGCCGAGTATGTCCGCCAACTCACGGAGGCAGTCAAGCGCGGCGATCCTCCCGAGATCATTGCAGTACTCACGGCGAAGGTTGCACAGAACGCCCAGCAGTTTCAGACGCACGTTGACTCAAAGCTTTTGCAAGCAGCTGGCGGCGACAAGACTGCCGCGGGATACATGAAGGGATTCCTTTATAATACCCCGCTCGATTCGGCGGCGGCGATTGATGCCCTGACTTACTTTGCGATGAAGGGTTCGCTGCCGCAAGGGATTACGGCCTCGCCTGCGAGTAAGCAGATTTTTCAGAGGGCGCAGCAAGTCGTACAAAATGCCCGCGCGAATGATCCGAAGATTACGACTGCGCGACTCAAGGCACTGGTACAAGAACAGATCGGTCCGATTGCTGCACAAGTAATGGGGCAGGCTAGGTTTGACGAAATCGAATCGACTTTGCCAGCGCGAGCCAAGCGTGCGAATCATGCGTTCGGAAGAATAAATCAGCAGGATTGGCAGAAGATTCTGGCTGAGTCGCAAATGTTCGGCTACCAAAAAGTGGCGGCTATGCTAAACACTTCGCCCGAGAATGTTGCAGCGATGGTACGGACTCAAAAGCCGTTAAACTCCACGCCGCAGATGGAAGACTTGTTCAAGCGATTCAGCGGCGGAGACGTTCAGGGTTTCTTCAACGCGCAGAGTCAGCAGTATATGCTGAGTGAGTTGGACAAGCTGCCGTCTGCGACTCCTGGTCGTCGTAACTCGTCTGTTCTCCAGGATTGGCTGACCTCCGCTGACATGGCGAAGCAGATTCATAATGAGTCGATGATCAACGGCTCGGTTGGATTCGGCGATTATTTGGTAAACCCTCTCGCGCCGGGTGCAACCGAATCTGCTGTGAGTCAATATAATCAGTCTGTCCATCAAGGACAGGCGGCTAATTATGCGGCAGACCGGAATCGTGGACGTCAGCAACAAGCGGCGTATGCGAACAATCCAGTCGCCCGCGCGCTCACAGTTTTGTCAATGATCGAAGGAGTCGGAGTACAAGGCCGAAATGCGCTCGCACCGTTCGTGAAACAGACACTCGCGAAGCAGCAGGCAGTGGCGAGCGTGCCGACCGTGCCGGGGACTGGCGATAGTCTTGACTCGCCCAGAGTTCGTGCTCAAGACGCTATGGTTAAGGAAGCATTGAGTCGTACCAAGTTTGACGATCCCGCGCTTGAGGCTTATCGTAAAGTCGCAATCAAGGGTTGGGATGCTGCGCGCGTTACAAGTGATAGCTTTGTTGATCGACTCACGGGTTCGATCGACCTCGGCTGGGGAGATTAACAATGCCGATTATGGTTGGGAATCCTGAATCTCGTGATCTGCTGCAGGCCGCCCAAAGCCGGTCCGTGACTCCTTCGCAGGAAGATCGCACTTTTGCGGCAGACTACCAGGCATCCGTGAATCGACAGACGTCGGTAATCTCCCCGTACTTGGCAGTTGGCGCGGCCGTTGATTTGGCTGATACAGTGTCAAGTTCAGTAGGACTCACAGATCGCCAACAGGTCAATCAGCAGTTCTTATCGGCGGTTGGCTCGCCGGGACTCAGTGCATGGTTCGATGAAAACAAGGGCGCGGTCGAGGTAGTCTCTGGACTGGGTGGAATCGTCGCATCCGATTTTCTGGCGGGCAAGATTCTCAAGCCGGCCGGTTTTGCCATGCAGGCGATTCGTGGCATACCGTTCGTCAAGAACATTGCGACGTTGGATCGCCAATATGAATCGGCAGTAAGGTTGGCTGGTCTGACTCAACGAGAGGTCGCCAAGCGTGGGCTGACTGGCGCCGACAGGTTCATCGGGGGGAATATGACTCTCCCGTATATGGGCAACCTGACAGTCAATCGCAGCGCGGCGACGAGTAACTTGTTTAGGGTCGCTGCGGCAAGGGGTCTGGCCCGCAATGCCACGACCGAAGCAGTCATGGCTGCGACTTTGAATACCAACTCGATGTTGTATGACGATGATCTGAGTCACAACATCGCCTGGGGGCTGGCCGGGATTGGCTTGGGTGGCGCGATCGACTCATTGATCACGTCTCACACCCTCCGCAAGTTGGCGAACTCTGAACAAATCCGCCAGCTGAATCGCCAAGCCTATGACGTAATGGGGCTAGAAGGGCAGCGACTCCACGCGTTTGAGGTAACTGACTCGATCTTGAAATCCGCAGGCGCCAGCGCGGACGAACTCGGCTTCATGTTTCAGGGGTCTGGAGGAGTCACGGATACTGTCACCAGTCTGGCGATTCAGGCTGCGGAGAATTCCCAGACCCGAGGAATCGGTGAACGAGCGCGCACACTTTTTGGCCGTCGCCAAGCTATCGCTACGCCACTTGAGTCACAAGCTCAAGATTACATGCAAAAAGTCACGGTTCGTGGGCTGCGCGGAGTCAGTAACTCTGGCTTCAATATGTCCAGCGAAGGTCTCGCCCCGGCTATCCGCGAGTCACTCGTACGCGATCCTGCGTCCATGCTGGGACTCGAAGAGATTGGCACACTTCCTGCCGGGATGAGCTACGAGCAAACCTTGGCGACTCGTCAACGGTCAATCAAGAAGCGCTTTGATCGAGTCCAAGAAATCCTCAACGACGGCGGGGTTTGGAAGCGCCGCAAAAATCGTGACGGTACATTCACTGACTCGTTGATCCCGCTCACCGCTGAAGAATCTGAGGCGCTTAAGTTTGAGTCCCGCGAACTCCTGCATACCAATTCGCGCGTCGCGATGGTAATGATGGAGCCGGGCGAGTGGGCGCCGTTCAGTCATGCGAAGTTGCTTGACTCATACGAGCCTCGTAAAGTCCTGACCGAAGGTGGGTTAGGTAAGGAAGGCAAAGCCGTTTGGTCAATCGAGCGATCTGAGAATTTTAAGACCCGTTTGGGTATCGACTCCGATGGCACTATATTCCTGCCAGACGGTAAGTCCCGTCTTAGTCAGCTTGATACGCATGAGATGATTCATATGTATCACGTTGGGCAGGCGATGGTGAATCACTTCCAAAAGGCTGGCGGGACATTCGTGGTACCTGCCAAGCCAAATTGGTTCCAGCTGGATATCGCCGAACAGATTCTAAAGGCGACGGATAATCCCGCCTCGGTTCAGTTCCCGAAATCAATGACTCGCGAAACTGCGCTGGTCGAAAGTTTCGCGCAGAAGGTTGATGCGATTCAGCGGGCTCGTATGGCCAAGCAAATGGCGAAAGTCCCGGCTGACATTGACGATGCGTTTGCTGCCAAGCTGTTCTATAATCTGCCGAGGATTGACTCTTATACGGCCTCGGTTATGCAGACCAGTGAGTCACCAATCGACCTGTTGCTGGCGGGCTTCAAGTCTGGGAATGACGTCCGCAAGATGAATCATTTGGACCTTCTCAAATCTCTTAATGATGCGAAGAAGATCCAGGGATTCACTGAAGAAACCGCCGACACACTCAAGGACCTGCAAGGTAACTCGTTCAACTTTCTGCTTGATCGTGACGGCAAAGCGATTCAGCCGATCATCGGTATGCGCCGGCCGATGGCTCCGTTCGAATGGAGTCGTGATGACCTATTCACGCGGCAGGCTATGAGGCAGGCTACCTTGCGTGACTCACTTCTGGGTGCAACCGCCGACAATTACACGAAGGAACTTGTGAGTCGTTTGGTGGCGGACCCATCTTTCGGCGCCGCCAGAAAAGTTCAGGAACTCGCCGACGATCAAATCCGCTCAATGGTCCCGGGATTCAGAGACTCTGCCCCACAGACCACTCGCGGGGCATTGATGAACGCCGTCACGAGTCGGCAACGTCGCGATGTAGATAACCTGACAATGCTGGCCGGCTCGCGGCAACAGGAGATCAAGACACGACTCACCCAAACGCTAGTCAAGGAAATCTTCGAGCGTAACATGGGCGATGCAATCACACGTATCACAGGTGCCCGCCAAGCCCGAAGCCTCATGCTTTTGAATCAATTCCTCTCGCATCGTCAAGGCTGGCAACTTGAGGAGAAGCTCGCTGATGTGACTCTCCCGAGTGGCGAAAAAGCTAAGGCGTTTGTGCTGGCGGCTGATTCTGAGCTGAATCGTAAGAGGTTTCAGGAAACCTTTGGGCGGCCGCTGGAGAAGGGCCAGCAATTGCTGAGTCCCAATGGCAACTCCATCGTCCTTGATGAACTCGCGGGTGAAGTCCTTGGGCGAATGCAGAACGTACATCTTGAAACTTTGGCGGCCAAGAACACTGCGCTGCGTGCAATGGGACTCCCGGAGATCAAGCCCCAAGCATGGTATGCTCCACCGCCGAGTCTCAAGGGCAAGTACGTCGGCTATACGTTTGACATGGAACGCAACGTAGTTCCGGGCATGACGATCATTGCTGACTCACCAGATGAATTGTCAGAGCTTGCGGCGGAATTGGTTAAGTCTCCGCAATGGAAAGACGGCTATCAGTTCAACACCAAGGATGAAATCAGCAGCTTTATGACTCTCTGGGATAAAGCCCAGATGGATTATATCGCGCCGAACACAACTGCGATTCAGCCGCTCAAGCGCAACTTTGGGCGGACGGGAAGTAACGAGATCAACGAACATGCATTTGCTGATGCACTCGTGACGATGCGAGACTCACTAATCTCTCACGGCGATGACATGATTGATATTCTTCACGACGATGTGCTGAAGGCTGCAAAGACTCGTGCGCATATCGCCAAAGTGGAGTCGGCCGTCGGAACCAGAACCACACAGCACTCGTCGATCTATGATCGCTTCATTGAGAATCTAACCGGCAAGTCTGCGCTTAGTGCTAAGGACTCGTTCTTCGGCGCGCCCTATACCTGGCTCGAAGATCGACTGAACGGCCTACTCAAGAGTCAGAAGAAGGATTCCAATTCTGTATTCAAAGCTTACAGTGATTGGCTCCGCGCGGCCATTCCGGGCAAGTCTCCGAAAGGAACTCAGTTCGACCAGTTCGCGCAGGAACTCGGCAAGTATATGCCGTATCGCTCAGCGATGGAAATGGCGGAACGTCAATCGAAGTCAAAGACTCCTGCCGACGTAGCAGAAATCTCGCAAAAGCTTTCGTGGTTTGAAGCCGGCTCACGACTCCGTTGGGCAGAGACAATGCACGCGGTCGTGAACTTGGGTTCGATAGTGGCGAATATGCCAGCTGTGATTCGTGCGTTGCAACCTCGAGCAGGCGAGTCAGTTGCTGAAGCCGCCGCGCGGAATAGTTCACTGGCAATGGCTATGAATCTCCCCGACGGTCGCAGCATCGTAATGCCGAGCGGGCCAAAGTTGGCGTGGAGTTCATATCGTGATTCGCTAAAGAACCCCAAAGAAGCCAAGGAGTTTGTCGACAAAGCTACTCGACTCGGCTATATGGATCAGGAAGTCGCCGAGTTTCAGCGCGCTTGGGGAGCAATCGACTCAAAAGCCGGCTGGCGTAAGTTCATGTTTGGCGATGCGAGCCATGAAGGCAAAGGAGTCAAAGATAAATTCATCCGCTCTGGCGGGATCGACAAATGGCTGGGACTCATCTCGGACAAATCCGAAGCCTTTAGCCGCCAGTGGGGTATGATGGCCGGCCGGCGAGTCGCGTTGTCCATGGGAATCGAAGACGTCGACGCACAGATAAGTCTCGCCCATGAACTTACCAATAAGATGATCGCTAATTACGATCCAAGGAATCGCCCTGAAATCTTCCAAGGCGCACTCGGCGCTCCGATCGGTTTGTTCCAGTCGTATGTATTCAACTTCTACGAACGACTGTTTCGGTACGCCGAGACTGGTGACTACCGCGCGATCGCGACTCAATTTGCCATGCAGTCAGCCGTGTTCGGGACGAGTTCCTTGCCCGGTTGGTCGGCGCTGAATTGGGCGTTTTTTGATCGCGGCCAAGGAGAGGGGGAAGACCCGGTCGAGTCACTCTATAAGCGCTTTGGCAGTTCGCCAGATAATATCGGCATGGCTGGCGGCGACTTGTTGATGCATGGTGTTCTTGCGAATCTCCCGAAACTCTTTGGCGAGGACGGCGTGAGTCTCTATACCCGCGCAGACGTACAAGCCCGACTCCCCGGCACCGAATGGAAAACGGCGGACTTGGGATTCGCGCAAGTCCCGATGCCAAACATCCCTGTGGTCGATACACTCACCCGCTTGGGGTCTGGATTGGCGCAAGCTATCTCGGCCTTTGGTGCGACCGACCAGACGGTGGGCTTGAATCACTTGGCCGAGATAGCCTCTAATACCATTACGAATCGGCCCTTGGCGGGGCTGATCGAAGTGTTTGGTGCGGGTGGCTATGACACGTCACGCGATGGCCAAGTTGTCTCGCAAGCCAAGAGCGACATGGAAAAGGTCTATCGGGTCTTGGGCGTCAGGTCGATGAGTCAACAAAAGAGCATCGACCAGTTCTATTTGAATAAAGCCGCGCAGCAGGAGCAGGCCGCCAGAAAGGACGTACTGCGGGGATTGACTCGCAGCGCAATTCGGGCCGGCGAGTATGACAAACTCCCTAGCTTCTTCGCGCAGTATGTTCAGGAAGGTGGCGACCCGAGGTACTATACGCGGTGGGTTAAGGAGTCGTTCAACTCCGCGCTGGATTCTAGATCGGAGCGTCAACTTGAGAAGGTACTCAAGGACCCGACGAATCAATCCAACGCGCTGATCGGCAGGTTGCTTGACTCACAGATCGACGTCAGCGAGGACGAGCAAGCAACCGAGGATTATGGGCGCGAAGCCGAAATGAACCGGCTGATTCAGCAGGGCTGGGAGACGACTCCCGAACCTGAACTTCCAGAATACTAAGCAAAATAAAAACCCCGAGAGACTCAAAGGTTTCTCGGGGTTTTTATTTGTCAGTTGTTCAGGTATGCGTTCAGCAGATCGTCGAACCATTCGTGCCAGTACTGAGTCTCGATACCGGTACTTCCATAATGTTCTTCGAGCATCTCGTCTAAAAGATTCTTGGCTAAAGCCACAAACTCCTGAACCGTAAATTCACGTTCCGGTTCTATTTTGGATTCTTCATCCATCACACAAGTCTCCGTTCAGCGAGCTTAGGAGTCCATGGTTCAGGGCCTTGATAAACTGCGCCCATATACCGATAGTTCCCAAGCTGCAAAATCTGCCGGGTGTTGCCGCTGGCAAGAGTCACGTTGTCGCGATCAATATCAACCACGAGTCCCGTGTACATCTTGCCATCGCCGCGCAAGGCCAAGAGTTTTTGTCCCAGCAAAGGACGGACCGATTCAGAATCGAGTCGAATCCAGTCTATGGTCTCCTGACTCTCACGCACGGTTCCGCAACCTTCTGGCGGCGAGGAACATTTCGATCTGCCAGCGTGAGTCCCAATAGGCGACGTGCGGAACGAATCCCTTGGGCTTGGGCACGGACTTATCCTTGATCAGCGCCCGCCGCAAATCCTGCCGGACGTCAGTGACTCGCCAGTAGTCCCACGGCACCTCGAGTCCGAGTTCCTCGATCAGAGTCTCGATCGCGACAATATCGAACTTCGGACCCTTCGCGGAAATCTCGTAGTTACGAGTGCCGTTGTGAGTCAGCCGATTGAAGGCAGCGATCAGACCGCGAATCGCAGCGACCAAATCCTCGAAGTCCGTGCCGGTATTCAGTTCAAACTTTTCGCGGGCCTCGTCCGATTGCTTCATCCACCATGCGATGGTGCTGGCGCTGATTCGCCGTGGCGGTATGATCTGCTGCTGCGGCTCGATGGGCAGGTACTGTACGAATCGGTCATCGAGAAGTTCATCCGACTCGAGTTCGTAAGCGAGCATCGCAATCTGAGTAATCACTGGCCGCGGCCCGAGGGCGAGCGACTCGATATCGACCATCAGCAAAAGGTCGGCGGATGACTCAGTCTGTTCGATGATGCCCGAAGTCGCGGACTCGTCAACCTCAGCCTCAAGCGGCGGGTTATTCAAGTGCAACTTATTCGTGGTTATATCAGTCATTCTAGTTTCCTTCTGTAAGCAGTCTTATCATTGCATCCTCTGAACTACTGCGATTCCCTTTGGCGGTGAGGATGCTTGTACCGTCAGGGAGTTGGTTCATGGTAAACTGATTCATGCGACTTAGGTCATTCACAGCTTCCATGAATTCTGATGCTCGTGAGTCACGGTGAAACACGGCGCGAAGTTGATCGATTTTAACGACGCCTTGGACTCGGATATATTCGAGCATGTTTTGTTTGAGCGCCGCTAAGGGATTCATCCCGAACTCACCGAGTGCGTCTGGCATACCTTTCTCGGTCGCGCGCAAGATTCGATGAGCTTCTTCATAATCTGACTTGTCGATTACTGTGTATCCACGACTCGCAGTCAAAGCCATGGCCAGCTTGATTAGGTGGTCCTGTCTACGCTCGTGGTAGTAGCCGAACCGTGGATCAGAAATCTCTAGTTGAAAGTCGTAGAGTGACTCACAATAAGCCTTGGCTTCTGGCGTCTCTTGGAACTCGCCAGCCAACTCAAAGTATGCTCGATTGAATCCAGCCCTGACCGCATCAACTGAGTCCTGTGGAGGTTCGATCGGGCGGGGCACAGGCTTATATTTATTCGAGCCATAGACCAATATCATGCGACTCAGAAATCCCTGACCCCCGGCGGCGGGCGGCATTGCGTGATTCAAACTGGTCGGGGTGGTACACGAGATAAGATTGATGAGAGGGTTCTTGAGTACGGTGAGTCCGCCCTTAGTCTGATACTCGTAATCCTCCCCGTCCCACATCGTGACGAGAAAGTCCAACATCTGGAGATTATTCTGCCCGATGAATCGAGACAGTTCAGTTGCCGTGACCATGATGTGATGCTTATCTGCTGCACTAATAAAATGCAATGCCTCTGATTCTTCGTCCACGACATCTGTAATCTCTGCAATATCGTCCAGAGTGAGTCCTGCGAGAGAGTTATCGGCAACAGCCAGTTCGACATTGCCTAGATACTCCTTCGGTTCGTCCTTGCCTTTCATGGCTTCAACGAGTCCTTGACGCTGGCCAGCAGTATCGGCCGGCGCGAATCGCACTCCCGTTGACTTCCGCAATTGGCGTTTCATTATCGACATGGCCGTGCTCTTGCGAGTCCCAGGCGTCCCGACGAGTACGATGAATTGATTCGGGAAGATCACCATAGGTCCGAACGGGAACCAACATCTACGTCCAAGCGCGGAGGAGATTCCACTCAACGCCGCCCAGACATGGAATAGTCTTGGTGATTCAGTTTCCTCCACCATCTTCATGTAATCATTCAGGAACTGTGAATGGAATTCCAGCGCCACTATTCACCCCCGACGTTGGAATTAAAGCCGCCAGCCCAAATCAATCAAGCTGTCGCATAGCTGACTCACAACGTCTCGAAGATCATCCAGCCCGCCGCCATTTGACAGCCAGATGTTATGACTCGCAAGTGGATGGTGAACTTCTTCGCGGGTGTCGCCTTCAAACGTATAACCCTTACGCATCATTTTGCAGATGACTACATTCTCGGCGCCAGCAAATTCAATGAGCGGATCGACTTCGATTTGAAACCCGCAGTCACGAATGAGCAAGATGCCATAGAACGATTCGTTGCGCTGGCGAAACAAGTCCGCCATGATAGTCTCACCATAGACAGGCTTGAGGAATCGTTCAGACGCATCCTGCAAAAGTTGGCGGCCAGAAACCCTACGCCCGCCTAGATTGAAAGTCATTATCTTGAATCGTTCGTAGTCCTCGCCCTCGGCAAACCCCTTGTAGTTAACCATGGCATACGCGATGGCCCGGAGCGGATGGCTCAACGATTCTTCGCGCATCTGTGAGAATGGATAGCCGCGACTCCCAAGTTCCGCATACAACATTCCGGCGGCAGTATCCTTGCCTGTTTGGGGCGGGCCATTGAATCCTACAATATACATGACGGGCGAGTCCTTGATGGAGATTGTAAAAAAGTGGCGGCCAGCCCATCGGGGCGTCCTCGGGCAAGGGTCGGGCTGGCCGCCACAGGGCATCAGCGTGAGTCAAGGAGGATCAATCCAAACCCCACGCGGATGAATTAAATCTTACGAGCCGTCTACGAAAGCACCGACTTCGTCCTTTATGGCCAGCAGTTCGACTCGCAGATGAGCGGCGGCGATCGGGGACATTTCGTCCAGATTGCCCGCGCCTGCATTGGGATTCGCCATCGCGCCGCTGCTCGTGGCGTTGTTCAGGTCGGGATCAGGAATCAACGCCAGCAGTTTATCAATCGCAGCGCCGGCAGTCGCGGAACCCGTATAAGCTCCGATCGCCTTGATACCAGTAAGCGCACCCATGGTTGTCTCCTTTGACTCGGGTGATGGATCACGCAGCCAGTGCGAGCGAGACGATGTCGTTTAGTGAGTCCTTTTCAGGATTCCATTCGATCATCTTCTTGCCCCAGCGAAGGCCAAAGCAAGCCTCGGTTTTGACTCGCACCGTATGCCCGTTGATTATGACCGGGCGGTTCATAACATACAACAAGTTATTGGCAGCTTCTTCGAATCGCGGGTGATCTAGTTGGAGTTGCGCCGTGAATGAATCATGGGTCTGCAACAAGAACCGAAAGCCATGGGATTCAAGATCCATGCGACGCGGCGTGTCGTTTCGATCAGGATTTTCGCCATCACGAAAATGAGTCGGAATATATCCGTGGTCAATCTCATACATACTCCTATTCATATTCCCGGCAGTATCGGACTGGCCAATGAATCCCGTAGCCTCGCGCTGCGTCCCTGAATCCTTAGGGTCGCCCATAAACCGTCGAACGATTCCGAATGCATTCGTGAGCGTACCCTTCGCCTTAAGCGCCTCCGCGATCTCCCGATAGTATTCCTTGTTCGTGAGTCTCGGATACTTCCGGCGGTAGGCGTTCATCAAAACCTGACAGCCATTGACGAGTTGATCCTGACTCCACGAGTGTGCGTCGGTATGTCCCATAAGAGTCATAGCCTGCACCACCGCCTCGCGGCCCATGGTCATATATAAAGTAATCGCTGCCATTTGGAAATTGGTTCCATGTACGATTCTTTTGGAAAGCTGTCTGACGCCAAAAATGGGATGGACGATTTCAGGGAGTCCAAGTTTCTTGCCCTTAACGATTTCGTCGTATGGCATCTTAAAGAACAGCTCGCCGTGCACAGCATGGCCATCAACACCAGACTCGATGACTGCAATTTTATTGGCGTCGTTTGACTCATACCCCATGAACACATCGTCACTCTGGGAGTAGTCAACGTCCATGAGAATACAGCCGGGATCGGCCACGAGGAAGTCACGCATCGAGGCGCGTATATTTTGCGCGTTAGTCCCGTCCCAAAAATTTGAACCCTTACTGCTGAATCGTGTACTGGTCGTACCCGCAGGCGAGTAGCAAGTTCTGAACCGATCAGTAAAGAACTTGATTCCTCCCTTGATTGTTCCGTCAGCCTGCTCGCGCCCAGTAATGAGTCCCATCTGCTTGTCCGGCTCCATCGAATCTTCGAGAGCGTCAATGACATACTTGAACAGAGGGTGTTCAGACTTGATTGCCTTAAGCGCAATAGCCCCCGAACTGGCTCGCTCGTCTCCGCGAAGGAATCGTCCTTTAGCGTTCCGCGGTCTGGCGCCGAGTACGTCATACAAAAGACTCTTTTTCTGGTCGGGAGAATTGACGTTAAAGTCAGGGTCAGCGATCAAATATCTGAGTCGTTCGATCGCTGCGTCATATTCGGCGCGCAAGTTGTTTCGATGCTCGCCAAGCTTTGCCTTGTCAGCTTTGACTCCGCGCATCGAAATCTTCAACGCACTCATTGAGCGCATCCAAGTGTCCCGATAGTTATGTTGCATCGCCTTGTTCGCGCCGAGTAACTTGAGCAGATACAGGCAATTGAATAAAGTAAAATAAGTATCGAGTGCATTGTAGCGCCAATACTTTTCGAGTCCGAACTGTCCAATCTCGTCCTTTTCTTCCATCCCTTTAATGTCGTCTTTCCAATACTGATAGACGTCCAAGAGAATCGACGAGATAAAATCCAGCGACTTGGGGAGTTCCATGTAAAGCGAATACCACATCAACATGGTATCCAGCATCCAGTTGTTGAGTCCCAAGTTGTCGCGAATAAAATAACTCGCGTCGTAGTTCCCGTTCTGGAGAACCTTGAGAGAATCTGACTCATTGATTTCCCGGCAACACATCAGCGCGATGGCGTGGTCATCTTCCGATTCCCAGAAGCAGCCGTCAACTTGAGTCGGATCGTAAAACGGAAAAACAAACGAGCGGACATGGCCCTTCTTGTTGAGTCCAGTGTACCCGATACACGTCATCTGAGCGGGGAACAGTCCAGTCTCAATATCGACCGAAACTAACTTACAGTCCATCAGCCAGTCACGAGCCGCGAAGCAGTCCTGAGTCGTTCGACAAATCGAATACCTAAACTCTGGTAGCTTGCGTTGCTTGCCCTGATAGAATCGTCCAATCTTCTCCCAATCCCGCGCCAAAATCCACGAACCTCTCGGGACTCGATACGGCTCATACGTCACATCTTCGCCGCCATCATCCTTAAGCATTCGCTCATCGACGTTGCGATGAATCGCAGTCACGGGAATGGTCACGAGTACGGGGATTCCATGATACCAATAGACGCCGCCACGGGTCTTGTCCAGGGTACTGACTCGTATATCCCAATCGGTAAAAATTCCGAGCGAGACCGGATCGCTACACACAATCAAGGTTGGCTTGATCGCATTGATTCGCATGTCGACCGCAGCCTGAATCTCAGCTTTACGATCAGGATTAAACCTCGGAGTCTTCTCGTTCCGGTACTTCACGATCGGCTTGTCGATCAGCCCGTGTATGCTGGCGATGATTATGTTCCGCCGCGGAATCCCGCACTTGTTCACCATGCGCGTAAAGGCAGGTTCATAGCCTTGACTCACACCGAACTTATCGCACAAATAAAGTACGCGCCCGGTCGGAATCTTGGTCGGAACCTTACTCATTACTTCACCGCCTTATGTTTGATGCTCTTTGAAGAATCCTGAGCAACCTCCCGGATGAGCGTCCGAGTCCTTCAGTCGTATAGACCGTCACTCGTCTCCACCGCAGCTTTCGATTCCGGGGTTAGCACCAGAGACTGCCGGGAATTTTATCCTCAGGATTCATCAAAAAGGCGGGGGCTGCCATCGGGTCAGGGGGGTCGAAGTTGGCAGCCCCCACAAGTTAGCCGTTATCGCTTAGCTGCGATTCTTCTTCGGCGGGTCGATCCGCAGACGCGAGTCCTTGGTCGTCGGGTCGCCCTTGCGCGCCTGCTTGACGATCTTGCCGGGGAACTCATGGCCAACGATGCCATCCACGATTCCCGGTTCCTTGCCTTCGACGCCGCCGAACGGGCCTTCATTGGGGAGTCCAATGTCACCGATGAAAGCACGAATCAGGCCGAGACCTTCCGCCGCCTTTTCGGGGACGATATAGAACTTCTCGGTGTGCTTCTTGCCAAGCAGGTCTTCCTTATCGACTCCCCGTTCGAGGCACTGCTTGACCTCGGCGACTTCCATCTTAACCACGAGTACAATGCGACGTTCCTCGTCACGATTCGTGGTGTCCTCGAATTTGGCTTCGGTGCCGCGAAAGACATAGATGCCGGCGGGAAGATTCTCGAAACGAACTTCGGCGATTTCCGAGGCATCGAGTTCGGCCAGATCGGCGAGCGAGAATTCTTCGATTTCGGATTCCATATCCTGTGCGAGTTCTTCAGTCATGTCAAGTATCCCTTGTTTGAATTACGCGAGTGCGTGGTTAGCTACTCGCAAGTCCTAAACGCCACCCCAACCCTAGGATTTACGCTTAAGACCTGCGAGTCCCCCAAGGCCCTTGACTTGAGTCGGGGCAGCAGAACCGCCCGTTTTGTTCTCAAGTGTCCGGGACTCAGAAGCTTTGGACTTGCCGCCGATCGAGGCCGGAGCCTTCTTCGCGGCAGGAATATATGTACCGGCTGGATGAATCACAAGCGCGTCGCCTAAATCTTGGGCGCCCGCCCCCGGAATTGTACCGCCGATTTTACGAATCACATCTTCGAACCGGTGATCGACTCGGGGATCGCCCTTCGAATTAAGATTCCCGCCGGAGGTCCGCTCGGAAGTCTTTTCAAAGTTTAGCTTACGCTTGCCCCATTTGTCAACATCAATCCATCCAATGTCCGAGAAGAATTTCCCCATCGAATACCCATGAGGATTCGAACTCGACTTGGCAATCATCTTCGTCCACTCAATGACCTGATCATTTTCCTTCATTGCTTCGCGGACGGTCTTGCCTGACTCAGCTTTACGCTTCTCATATTGAACCGGATGACCGATCACGATTGTATGACACGGAGCCTTTTGTTGTGTGTGGAGAATATTCGTGAGTCGATTACCCGTCCCACTATAGATGCTCCGCTCAACTTTTTCCACGTCGGCGATTGACTCACCCAAGTCCTGCGCCTTGGCCAGCATGGCGGAATAGCTAAGTGTGGTCCATGAGTCAATGACCAAAACCCAATTATGGTCGAGCCGACTCGGGCGGATTTCCCAAATCTCGTCCAGACATGCGCCGGTTTCTGGATCGTGCGAATCCCTGCGAGAATATTCCCGCTGCTTGGTGTCGTTCCACAAGAACCTCGTCGCGACCATGAAGTCAGCGACAGTCTGAATCATTCGTGGATCAACATCACCGACGAGTGTATCGCTGACGTCCATGTAATAGACTCGCTGCTTGGCTTCCGGCGAAAGATCGTTGATTCGCTGTTGCGCCACGTCGCCATCCAAGTATAGCACGTTAAATCCCGACTCGGCGGCGGCCAACGCCCAGCTAGTTTTGCCGGACTTTTCCTCCCCGAGAATCAGAAGATGTGCGAGTGCCAGACTTGGCGGCATTTGATCCCCGCGCGGCATGGAGTATATCCTTTCTTACAAATTGACAAATGGCATAGCCATCTGCGAATCGACAATGGGCGAACTCATAAAGACTCGGGCCGTGGATAATCTCCGTTGGAATTATCTCGGTCGGCCTGAACCTTAACTCAATGCACCCGCCGGGAACCCGGACGGACGTTGTAGATTTCTTCGTTGACGGGGAGTCCGAGGAACACCGTTGCCTGCGTCCACGCCTCCTTCTTG